ACAGTCCATAAGGAGAAATATCCTGCAGACGTTATGTTTGGAGGACTCTTTCAAGATACATTGTGGGGTCGAGTGAAGGATCCAGATTTTAAGATTACATCTGATCAACGAGAAACGACTCTTCAGTTACTGGCGTATTATCACAAGGTGTGATCAAAATCTAAATTTGATCAGGAATAGAACGACCATGTATGCAACGACAGCTAATACAAACATCCACCACCAGAGAGGAAACACTGTCTTTTGCCGATCACCAGTGCCGAAGGGGCGGATTCGTCCTTCTTCGCCAAAGGCGACAGCCGGTTTTAGGTAAAGAAATGCACTGACGAGGAACAAATATACCGTGACAACCCACATTCTGTAGCCGCTGCGGATTTCTGTCTCCATTGTTTAATCCCCCCCAAAAACAATGAGTCAGCCCTACGTTCTTCCGAATAGGAAGGCCTTTGCAGATTACATTGCAAGGATCTTCTTGAAATATAGAGCAAAAGACCGCGACCCGCTCGATGCCTTCGACAATGAGGTTGATATGTGCATGAGCCGCGGCGACTCGTCGAAGGGAACCCAGGAACTCATGCCCCATCAGAAACTTATTAAGGAGTATCTTTCGATAGAGACGCCTTACCGCGGAATTCTATTGTACCATGGACTCGGAACCGGTAAAACGTGTTCGTCAATTGGTGTTGCTGAATCGCTCCTCTCCAAGAAGAACGTAATCGTAATGTTGCCCGCCGCCCTTCAAGCCAACTTTAAGCAGGAACTCAGAAAATGCGGAGATCCTATTTATGTTCTGAACAATCACTGGCAAGTCAATGTCATTCGCTCAAATGAAGACCGTGCTGCACCTAAGGCTCTAGGAATTTCAGCCTCGTTTCTTTCCAGTCAGGGGCGGTACTTTACAACTGTACCTGGTGCTGAACCCAATTGGGACACGCTGCCTGCTGATATTCGCAGAGGCATCGACAATCAGATTACAGACATTATTAGCTCTAGATATAGGTTCATCAACTATAACGGCATTGACAAGGAAAGTGTTATGGGATTAATTCCTGAAGAAGATCCCACAAAGTCCACAGCGTTTGATAGCAGTATCGTGATCATAGACGAAGTTCATAACTTCATATCCGCTGTCGTGAACAAGTCCGAAATCAAGAAACGGATCTACGACGCTCTCTACCATGCAAAGAGATGTAAGATTGTTGCACTTTCAGGGACTCCGGTTATTAATCGCCCAAATGAAGTGTCGTACCTAATGAATCTCCTGCGTGGTCCTATTCAGAGAATTATAATGCCCCTTAAATCGATCGAACAATGGAATGAATCTGCAATGGGAGACTTTTTCAGAAAACTGCCCGATGTCGATACGGTCGAGTTCAATTCGATTAAGCGATATATCCTAGTGACTCGGAATCCAGAGAATTTCACAACGGTTGTCAATGCAAAAAATGAACGAGTTGCAGTGAAGTATAATTCGAAGACACCTGTTACAACTCCGACAGAATGGTTCGATGCACTCAAGGACAAATTTGTAACCGATTTCAAGGGAGCTGCATTCGGAAATATATCAACTGAACCATTGGAGCCTCTTCCTACGAAACTTGAAGAATTTGCATCGATGTTCCTAGATGGACTGAATATCAAAAATCCCCTTCTGTTCCAACGCAGAATCCAGGGACTGGTTTCATACTTCAAGGGTGCAGATGAGCGGATGATTCCAAGACGTGTTGACGATGACAAGATTCTGGAACAAGTTCCGATGTCCAGTGAACAATTTACCCGCTATCTCGATGTTCGCTGGGATGAAATCAAACGTGAATCCAAGAAGGCACAGAAGGGACCCGAAGCACTTGATGAGAACTTTTCGTCGTATCGCATGATGAGCCGTCTGGTTTGCAACTATGCGATTCCTGCCGAAGTACGTACAGGGGATCCAGATGTGGACGAAGACAAGGTTGATCCGAAACCGTTCATTCTACAAAAGCTTGTTGAAAATCCGGACAGATTCTTATCTGAAGCCGGTCTTGCAACGTATTCCCCCAAATTACTCAAGGCCCTTCGGAACATCAAGGAAAGTGTTGGAACCATCGAATCTGGATTCCGTAATCAGTTCGTATATTCTCAGTTTGAATCTTTAGAAGGTCTTGGTGTGTTCGGTGCAATCTTGGCCGCAAACGGGATGCAGGAATACAAACTCATCAAGGAAGATGGAGTCTATCGCGAAGATCCGTCGATGGATCCGACAAAGCCTGCGTTTGCATACTATACCGGCTCGCAAGCAGAAACACGCGATCTTATGCGACACATTTTCAATGAGGATTATGAGGCCATCAGCAACGAATATATGAATCACTCGGACAGTATTCGCAAGAGTATCCGCGACCGCGGTGGTAAGAAATTGCTAACAATTCTCATGGGAACCTCTGCTGCAGCCGAAGGTCTTAACTTGAGAAATACTCGGCATATTCATATTCTCGAACCCTACTGGAATCCTGCACGTCACGATCAAGTCATTGGTCGTGGAATTCGTATTTGCTCTCACGCAACACGTCAGCTTGTTGACGGAACAAAGGTGTCTGTTCCCCAGGAAGAGCGTACGATCCGCATCTCATTTTACATGAGTGTGTTTACGCCAGATCAGGCGGCAGGGACGGAGTACCCCAACATTGTTCCCATTCGGAGAAACGACACGCTTCCGAAACGTTATGATCAAGTGGATCAAAAGGTACGTGCACCTGAAACATTCATGTCTAGCGATGAATTCCTGTTTGAGATTGCATTTGAAAAGGAACGTATTGCCAAGGCAATTGGTCTTTTGCTAAAACAGGCGGCCGTCGACTGCGAAGTTCATCGGAAACTACATAGTCGCGAACAACCTGTTATTCAGTGTTTGCGTTTTGATACAAGTGCAACATCAGAAGATCTTGCCGCAAATCCATCAATTAAGGATGATGAACCAGACGAGAATTATATGAGAAATATGACTAGCAGATCCCGTAAACTGCAAAAGGTAAAGATTCGTGATTTCAATTTCTTGATCGATAAGGACACGAAAGATGTGTTTGATCTTCCTGCATTCGAATTGGATGTTCAGCGGTTACTCAAGATAGGAACATTGATGGGTGATCGGATTCAGTTCTTTACGTACGACTGAGCCACCATCTCCAGGAAAGGATCGCAGACCTTCGACCACGTCCGCTTCGATACCTTGTCTGCACACTTTGAGTTGTTGAGCGTCATAGCCTTCTCCATTCCATCTGCGAACTCAGACACAGTGCATGTCTCTGCACACAGACCGAGACCGAATCTGCACGGAAGATATGCACGCTGACTAGGAGGGACAAAGACGGCACACGTCTCATCCATGAATGCACGATAATCTCCAACATCCACTACAATCTGGATGCCACCTGTTGCAAGGTGTTCTAGCTGACACAGTCCAAATCCCTCGCCGTTCGACGTATTCACGCCATAGTCGCATGCATTGTAGATGTGGTTGATTGACTCATCCGATAGGATGTTCGGAGGACCATTGTCAATCACAGTTACGCGCTTGATATACTTCTCAACATCCATGCCCCGCATCTTGAGCTCATTCACATACATTCCCTGGATGTCATAATGACCACCGGCTTCGGGGCGTGCCGTCGTCACGAACACAGCATTGTACGGATCATCGGGGTGCCGTGCCATGAGCTCGACAAAAGCCATCAGCGAAAGATCTAGCCGCTTCCGCTCACTGTTCCGATTCACGTTAAGAAATACCTTTGCATTTAGAGGAATGCCCATTCCCGAGCGAATCGCACCGCGTTCCTGAGACGACAGGGGCTTGAAGATGAGCTTATCGATGCCGTGCTCGAATGAGTCAACCTTGGCTTCCTCAGGATTCTCCAGAATTGTCAGGAGGTGCTTCTTCCAATTTTCAGTAAACGTAAAGATGTGGTCCGCGTGCTTCTCGATATTATGGATCAGTGCAGGTGCAGCATTCTTGTAGACCTGGTCCAGGTAGACCCAGATCTTAAACGGAGGCTTGGGAGAATCCTCCTTCAGCTTCAGGGACTCAAGGAAGCGGTTGACGACGAGTGCATCATTGTAAATCATGATAATATCGGGACTAACCGTATCAACATATTCCTTGAACTTGTTGAATCCAAACCCCTCCTCACGAGGATCCTCGTTCAGTGCCGCATCATACTGCACGATTCCTTCCGGAAGAGGGCGAATGGCCTTTGGTGCCTTAGCGACGCTCTTCTGAAATCCAAAATGGAACGTCTTGACAAGCGGCGAAAGACTTCCAATCTGCTTTAGAAGATTATAGGAGACCTTCGAGTATCCCGTCATTTGCTCGGTATGTGTCGATACCAAGAGGAAACGGGTCGGCATCTTTCTTCCTATCCGCAAACTCTGCGTAAATAATCTCTGGCTAAAGTAATGTCAACGTCTTCAGGATACCCCACACCCGCACAGACGCGGTTTTCTTCATCAAACATCGTATCTGCAAGTGATGTACTCACTGCGAGGAAGCGGATGCTTGTTGGACAATCCTTTTTTGCAGATACGAATGCGTATAAGAACAAGAGACAGATTTACTCGAACTTGGTTCTTTCAACAGTTGCTGCAAACAAAACGATTGTCCGCAACCCCGGTCTTGGAATGGTAGATCCTGCGACACCTCTGCCCTATCCTGGATGCTGCACATCTTATGTTATCCGTGTAGTGTTGCCCGTCCCTGCACAAGGACCTACGATCCAGTCACTCCAACTCAGACCTTAATAATCATTATGCTTCATTCTCGGTACTTTTGTATAATCTCCAAAGCGGTCTAAATAAGGAATCGCCGGTATCGGATAGTCATCTGTTACCGACCGTCCCTCCGGATGCTGTCTGTGCATAGCCTTTCGTATTGTCCCGCCTAACCAGTCGTAATTGTACCGCAAGCTCATATAGACTTGTAGAAGTACAATAAGACATAGAACCACCAAAACAACCTTGAGTGTCATCATCCTTATTTCTGCCCACACATTTTAAGGTTCTAAAAGCAAGAAGACAAATGCCCGGTGGTCTAATGCAACTTGTTGGCGTAGGTGCCCAGAATCAACTTACTTCTGGAAACCCAACATTCAGCCATTTCAAATCACTCTATCGCAAACACACGAACTTTGCGATGGAGCATTTTCAGTTACCATTTAAGGGAATCGATACGAATCTCCCCCCGACGAATCAGAAAACACTTCGCTGTAAAATTGACCGCAATGCAGATATGCTTCACGATTGTTATATTTCCGTGAACATTCCGGATATTTGGTCGCCACTTCGTATCACTGGAAATGACCCAACCTCAATAACAGGTAATGCAACTCCCTTTTTGTTTCAATGGATTCCTAATCTCGGATACAACATGATCGAGAGCGTTGCCGTTCTGATTAATGGATCTAAGATTGTCGAGCATACCGGAGAATGGATGAAGTTGTACTCCTATACGCAACACGATGCAAATAAGAAGGCGACAGTGGATACGATGGTTGGTCATGTTCCTGAAGTCTACGACCCGGCCAATGGTTCAGGTAGAAGCGGCAACTATCCGAACGCCATTGTGAAGGCGGTTGTATTCACTGCATCGGGTACAGTTATTCCGCAGCCATCTATCCCCGGTCGCCAGCTTCTGATTCCTCTTCACTTTTGGTTCTGCGAGGACATCGGAAAGGCGATTCCACTTGTTGCTTTGCAGTATTCAGAGGTTGAAATCGTAGTTACATTTCGTAATATCTATCAGCTGTTCACAATCATTGACGTGGATCCGACAAGTCCAACGGCTGGCCAGCGTATTGCTCCTAGTCCCGGCCACACTCTGCAAAACATCTCGAATTTCCTCAGTGTTCCGAATATCGATGGAACACCTAGCAACCCGACGTTAACAACGTGGGCACTCAATCCGTATGTTGAAGCCAACTATATCTTCTTATCCGATGGCGAGCGATCTCAGATGGCGGCAAGTGACCACGGATTCCTCATTCATGAGGTCAGACACAATGTAAAAGAGGGGCAGACAGGAACGTCGCATCTGCAGATACCAATGTTCAATCTATGTACTCGCATTGTCTTTGCATACCAGAGATCCGATCGCAGAGCACTCAACGACTGGGACAATTATACAAATTGGGAAGATCCTGCGGTTCCACCGTTTATTGCAGAAGGAAATGCCGAAATCGAACTCTATTCGTCTGGATACAAACAGTCATTAGCACGTGCATCCCGTGATATTCTGCAACAAGCATACTTTGAATTTGATGGAAAGGAGCGATTCAAGGAAAAACCCTCGTCCTTCTTCTCGCAATTACAGCACTATCGCCATCACAAGGGTTCGACATCAAAGGTTCCGGGACTCTACACATATTCATTTGCACTCGACCATGGATCAAGTCAGCCGTCTGGATCTGCAAACGGATCGATGTTCAATAAGACAATCTTGCGTTCCCAGCTGCTTGTTCCCTCAACCGAAGTCTATGGAACATCACCGTGCGGTGTGAATGATACGTCACAGAGCTATATAAAACAAGAACTCTGCGTGTGGAAGAGTACTCTCTTGAATCCTATTCCAACATTGGCTCCGGCAGTGCCGAGTGCAGCGGACGCACCTTTTGTGCAGGCTATCTACCAAACAGTAACGGGTTCGCCCTATCCGTACACGTATACGTCCACCATATATGTAGAGTCAGTCAACTACCTCCGCATTATGTCGGGCACAGCAAATGTCGCGTTCTCATCATAAAGGAATGACAGATACAACTGCTGAAGTTCCTCCCGGCACAACAACGACAACGACAACTCCGGGTCTTCTTGGAAGCATCATTGGTGGGTCAACAACTACAACGACGGCCCCAGCTGCACCGCTCGCTGCACCGCCGCCTCCTCCGCAAAAGGATACGGCAACTGTCATATCCGAAACCATGTTTAGTGTTTTCTTCAGAGTTCTCACTGTTGCGATGGGGGCAGCCGCACTGTATTTGATTGCCCGCATGACAGGTATGAGTATTCCAACGTGGATTTTACTGGTTCTGAGCTTAGTTCCATTTGTTCCTTTGATCTCTATACTCCTTCTCGCAGTCGTTACAGTTTTTCGCGGTATTCCAAACCAAGATGAGATTACAGGTGTGACACTACTGTCGTTATTTACATCTGTTCAAAAAACATAGAGATTTGCAGGCTCCATTAATTCATCCATTGCAAGCTTCGGGTTTTCGAAGTTCCGAAAGAGAATCTGATTCACTTCGGCTGGACTCCATCGACCATCCACATCCTCCTTTTCGAACAGCGGGTGATCTACCGTCTCGAGATCGTAGAATCCGCAAATGATCTCACGAAGAATCTTACGACTGCACTTCTTGAACTGAACAATCATATCGATACGGCCGGGACGAATCAGGGCCTTATCGATTCTCTCCGGAAAATTAGACGTAATGATCATCACACGGCCTGATGCCTCAAGTGTTCCATCCAGAAGATTGAGAAGGAATGCAAGATCAATCGGCTCCTTGAAGACTTCTTCCTCCTCGACTGCAAATGGGTCCTTCTTGGGAGCTGGAGCAGTCGGTAGCTTAAGACTACGCTCAAGAACAACATCTCCCATTGCATCGATGTCTTCAATCACGTACAAACGCTCGTGAATTGGAATCGTATACTTCTCGGTATTCTGACCCGTGTACACGTGAATATCATCGTTAAAGAAAAGGTGCCGCAACTGACTCTTTGTCTTGATTTCAGACAGTTGAATATTGACAATATGACGACGAGATACATGGGCAATTGCCTTCGTCTCAGACGTCTTTCCGCATCCCGGTTCTCCGTGAAACAAGAATCCAAGCGTATACGGAATTCCCTTCTTCTCATACCAGCTGCGGTTCTTTAGAAAGAACTCAGTACGCTTGCTAACAACTGCCTGATCTTCAAAGTATACGTTCTCGAAGGAACGAGTTGTTGAGAAGGTGTGCTTCGTATAAATCAGGTGGCTCTGCGGAAGAGGATTCTGTGTTGATCGCTTCGTCTCCTTGCTCTGCGTCATCTGGTCAAAAAAGAAGAGATTGGTTCCGAGCTTATTCGCCATTCTCCGTTCGTAATCGCGATTGCACGATTCCATGAATCGCTGGAGATGCTGAATATCGTGATCATAGCAGAAGATCTTGAACTTCATTACATTCAGCTGTCCTTCATCCACCTTGATATCCATGAGCTGAAAGTAAATATCACTTTCCAGAAGAATAGGTTCAAAATCATATGGAATGAAGTCGTGATGAGTCACCGAGAGAAGGTTTTTCAGAGACGGATGATTCGATACATAATGAATAACTGCATCGAGTCTGCTTAGAAACATTGCAGGTGACTGTTGCCGGCTGTTGGATGCAGGAACAGTCCGTTCACAGGTTACGGTTGCAGATGGTTCACGCGTACTATGTTCTCGAATCCGTCTCTTGCAAAACCACGAGGACCATATCGAATGTGTCTTCACTCCGATATCAAAGAGCGATACGCCAAGGTAGCTAAGTAGGGCTCCACGTCCATTCATCATCTGCATTAGCATTCCCATCTTTAGAAAATCTTGAGGCTGCATTACTCTTTCTTCATACACTGGTCTAAAGTGGGTACGTTCGCATGAACTGGCTTAGAACGCTTGATCCGAAGTTGGGTGCTTGCCTTTTCCATGGTCTCAGTCGAGAGCGTGACGTACTTCTTCACATCACGTGCAGGGATATGCGTACTCATCGAAGGCACATACAGTCTAACCGGAGGAAGTTCAATCGTGATTGGAATCTCCGAGTGCCAAATGTATTCCCTATATTGCTGGATATCCATTGTTCCGCCAAACATGCGAAGTGCATGTCTGTGCGGTGCAGCCACGATATCCTTGTTGCCGTAGAGCTTGGAATATACCATGCGAACAAGAGAATGCCGGTACCACTTTTGCGAGTCTGTTAACGCAACAGACTGATAGAGAGATGCTAGAGAACACTCGGGAGAACAATAATGTCCTTCTCCGGTAATCTTGTTCAGATATGCATCGTAGTGAATGGGAATGACAAAGGGTCTCCATGTGAATCCATGGCAGCACCAGAAACACGCGGTATGCGGAGAATATTCTGTCTGCAGGTGGATCTTGCTTAGCAGTTCATGGACCAACTTTTCATCAAACCTGTTCTGGTGCTGAATCTGTCCAGCAAGAATGTCCGAATAGCTTGCAGATGTCTGATCTTCATCTGGAACAACAGACGAGACATCTTCCTGTTCTTCCGGAGACACTCTAAGGAAAAACACAACCGGAGGCTCTGAAAGTGCCACTGTCGGCGCGGGAACTGCCTTCTTCTTCGGCATTGTTTATAGAATCTACGTTTTGAATGTCTAAATACCATCATCTTCTCTTTGAATGAAGTAATTCTGAAGCTTTTGATCAACCTCCGAGTTTGAAAGCTCGAGTACACCATCGGCATTTTCCTGAAGGATATCGTTGATTTCGGTAATCCCATTTAGAATCTCGTGTCGTTTGACGTATTGTCTGTTTTCGCGTGAACCGTGCCACATGTGGAATACACGGCCATCTGAACACGTTATCTTTGGAAGAGGGCGACGACAATATGCCCTATACGATGAATCCAGTGCTGGAAGTACGGATGCTTTTGAAAGAGGAACACCTATCCATGCAGCAGCAGAGAGTGTATCTCCACTTCCTGTGATGGCCTTTGTATAAAATCCCTGCGTCTTGAACCACTTCCTTTGAAAACACCACGCAAATCCGGGATGATACGATGAATCGTAGGATTTGCTTCGATTCATATAAACAATTGAATACCGTTCCTGCATACAGATCTTGAGCGTTGGATCCAGCCATACTGCAGATGAAAAGGGTTGAACAATTTCGTGGGTATCTAGAAGAGCAGAAGCATCCGAGTACCATGTGGGCGTATCGAAGACAATATCTGCATCCAGGAAGGCTAGTTTCGTATACTTGTACGGAATACGGGATTCAAAGATCTTGCAGAGCTGTTCCTTGTGAAAAAGAATGGATGTTCCTCGAACATGAAATGCGTCTGATATTTCGGCCGCCCTACCATTGAAGATAAGTTCGAGTGTAAAGAAGGGAATTGATGCGAGTTTTAGCTTTTCGATTGTATATAGATAGTTCATCATCATCTTCTTCGATTTGGCCGGATTAAAGAAGACGAAACAGACCGCCATGTCCCTTTTTGAGGGGCGTACATACTGACAATCTGCAATGTTTACAACAGTCTTTCGAAGTGGGGGAGCTGTTTCGTGCGTTCGTTCTGCAGTAAACGCTGGTTGGGAGACACACTGCCCCATTTTCTTTTGAGATGAAAAGAACATCTTCAAAAGAAACTTTCTCGCGTTAGAAACAAAAATGTACGCTCTGTTTTTATACTCTGTTGTGCTGTTCTTTGTCCTCACCCCGGGCGTTCTTCTCCGTTTACCCCCGGGTGGCTCGGCCATGACGGTCGCCCTGACCCACGCGGTTGTCTTCGGCCTTGTCTTCTCCTTCACGAGCAAGATGGTGCTGAGGGCCACAGGTGCGTAAAGAAAACCACTATCTAAAACAATGTGCAGAAGCTTTTCTGAATCACTAACATCCGGACTCATCACAACACTTACTTCTTTGGTGTTCTTAGCAACAAAGAAGCCAGCTTACGTGTGGTTAGGATCATGGCTTTTTGTAATTGGATTGACTCAGTATCTCGATGCGTATGTATGGGCGAATGGAGTCAAGGCATCGCAGCTCGTCATACAGTATGCTACTAGCTTAATTCTTCCCCTCGAGCTAGTCGTCTCTTATGGAGGATATGTATATGCAACTCACAATAGGTTCCCGCTGATTTACGAGATTTCTCTAGCTGTGTATGTGCTCCTAATGATGTATAATTGGTTTACGGGGAAGTGTAGAACAACCATCGCGGAAGATGGATTTCTCCATTGGTGCGGTTATCGTGCAGACTCCCCTGCAAGACTGCTCTTTTTCTTCTTCTTGATTTTCCCCTTCTTCTGGTTCCCTGATCGTATCTTAGGTACAGCCATAATTACAGGTTCAACCTACACGTTCATACAAAACATTGGTAAGCAGTCATTCACTGCAAGCTGGTGTCATTCGGCGAATCTACTGTCTGCATTCACATTGCTTCGTTTCCTTTTTACTTAGATCAGCCGGGGTTTGCGGCGGGAATCTCATAAGTATATTGATGCATTGAAATCAAATGGACTTTCTGAAAAGGCTACAGGTGAATGCATATTCGCAGCTGGATGTGTCTGGTTACGAGCCTGACACGCATGGATGGATGGATCCGAACCTTGCAGATGTCGTCAAGCGAGCAGTCGATGGGAAGTCTCGAACGGACAGACTGTTCATTATTGAAGTTGGCACTTGGAAGGGACGTTCAGCAATCGCGATCGCGTCCACATTGACGAAACTTGGGTTTTTGGACTTTTGTGTTCTATGCATCGATACGTGGTTAGGAGCACCTGAGTTTTGGACATGGGGTATCGATGACCCCACGCGAGGTGGATCGCTACGATTGGTCAATGGGTATCCATCCGTGTTCACTACATTTACGAAGAATGTCAAGAAGATTGGACTTGATGACGTAATTATCCCTCTCCCGCTTTCGAGTATTCAGGCAGCAGACGTTTTGAAACACTACGGTATGACTGCAGACGTTATCTATGTAGATGGTGCTCACGAATATGAACCGGTTAAGCATGACATCAGTGCTTACTGGCCACTGCTAAAGGTTGGAGGCACGATGGTCGGTGATGATTATATGGACGCCTGGCCAGGTGTCAAGCGGGCCGTCGACGAACTTGGGTCCACTCGGACGTTGAACGGCGTGGTTTGGTCTGTAGTTAAAACTATTTAATAAATAATGGAACATCATCCTTCAATTCTCATCAATTCACATACGTCAAACGCGGTGGCCGTTGACACACTACTAAAGAGCATGCGAGAGAATCGGATGGTTAATGCATTCAAACTCATTGTTGTTATCGGTGGTCACTCTGAGTACTCTCATGAGACGCGGGATGGTGTTCTTTATGTTCATGCTAATCATAATTCAATTGATAATACTGCACTGATCGCTGTACTAGAATATCCGTTACTTTCTTACTATTCCCCGTTTGTGTATCTGCACGACACATGTCTCGTTGGTCGGAAATTCTTTGAAAGGATAGGTTCTCTTCCGGTTGCTTCGTCAATTCGAATGACGGCATGTTCTCCATCAATGAATATTGGACTCTACACGAAGGAAGTGTTAGAGGCCCAGCGCCCGTTTCTCATGAGCATGAAGGTAACAAATCCATTTATGCTCCTCGATATGAAAAGGAGAGCGATTGAAACGGAAGACTTTATCTTCACACACGACCCATCTTGCGTGAAACTTCCATGTGAACTTGTGATAGAAGAGCCGAGTGACCCATATAAGACTGGAACAGTGCGTCGTGTTGAACACTATTCGTCATTTGACCTTTATAAGCTAAAAGCAAATTGGGGTGTAGGTCCTCTTGTCATGGCACTATGAGCCGACGAAAACGGGAAGGACGTTGCCGGGCACAACCACGTCTCGGACAAGGACGAGGTGACCTACCTGAACCTCCAGTCGTTCCTGAAGGTGCACTTCATCAAGACTGCCCCCAAGGCGTAAAGAGGAGTCTTTCCGAAGACGTAAGTGGTGTTTTTTGTTGGTGAAAGATAAATGACCATCAACGACCTTCGCCGCACGGCGAAGAAGCAGCCGGAGGGCGACAGAGCGACGGGAGCGCGCATCTTCAGGACCTCCGGACCCGCCGTACACACGCGCAATGAACACCGCCTGTTTTCTAATGTTCATTATCGTCCTCGTCATGGACAGTTGACGGTTCATCGCAGGTCAAAGAAGAACCCCAACATTGGCGGTCGCACCCGCCGTCGCCACCGCAAGTCCCGTTCCACTCGTCGCCGCTGAAACCGCGCCCGTCATGTCTGCTGCTGTTTCCTTAGACTGGCTCATCAGTCTCTACAGGAAAAAAACGTGTTTGACGACAATATGTACATGCAACACCAACAACCGTAATTGATGCTATCAATGCAACAACTACGATTGAAGTGAGGGCGTCTTGGTCCATTTCTTAAACAACGATCTTTCACTATAAATGGTTTAGATCAGCTTCGCCATCACGTGGTCAAGATTCAGACGCCCAGTCTCTGCAAACAACCAGAGACCGTACTTCTCACACTTCTCCTTGATCGTCTTACTTCCTCCCAATGCCTTATCTGTAGGACGCATCCGCACATCTGCGACGTAGTCTTCATTCAGAGAGGTGATAGCGGCGAGAAGACTGCAGATCTTCACCTTCTGCTGGCACGCGATTGAATAGATCTCTTCCGTGAATGTATCACGGTTGAACTGGGGCCGCTTGGGCTTTCCATTCGTAGAGACGAACTCGCGATGCTTCTTGCAGAATGCAGCCATCCATGCACTGATCTCAGACTGATCCGCGGCCAGTTGCTCGTCTGCACTTGCACCTTGCATGTACAGCTCACTCACTGCAACGCAGTTGTTCACCCGCTTGAAACGCTGGGTGATCTCATCCTGTGTTGCATCCCAGGTGATCTCAACGAACACCTTGATCTCATCATCCTCCACAGACCCAGGAGTAATACACTCGAGTGCCTTCCACCGATGCTGACCGTCGTAGACGACGAGATTCTCTTCAGGATGCCATGCCATGGCAATGATGCCGTGGACATCCTTCTCCTCATTGATTCCAGCGGCGATATCAGATACACGGGCGTCATCGACAGGTCGCTGATACGACCACGGCTTGACATCAAGACCCAGCAGGACAGAGTGCGGCATCAAGTATGTCACGGATTTGCCCAAGGTCTTGATCTGGTAGTATGCAATCATCTTCTTCTGGTTCTGCAGGTACTTGGTGGCGTTGACGATGGTAGACTTAGAGGACATTTTTGCTTGTAGTGTTGACCGGATACTCATATAAAAAGTAGGATCGACCCCTGATCCATTTTTGTGAGATTTCAGAAATATAGTTCGCTACATTTAATGGACACTAAGAACAATGGAGCATCTACACGATATCCAAGATTCTGTAGAAACATCAGTAAACATAAAACTCTTTTCATCACTGAAAACATCTTCGTATTATCATATTTTCAAGAGCAAGATGATTCGGTTCCCACTATCAAAATGCAGAGAACTCAATAATTTTAATCCGGACCGTCTTTCAAAGGATCCTTATCCCAAAGAAGATCGTCCCAGAGGACAAAAAGACTTAGAGTCAGTTTCACATCATAGACGAACAATAGGTGATAAAGGTGATACACAACCAATATGGATAGCATTGAAAAAGAGAGAATATACTTTACTAGACGGTGCACATCGTATTATTGCTACGTATTTAGAAAACAAACGAAGTATTCCCGCATATATAGTTCATATTGATGAATAAAGTAGTGTGTTTTGTGAGATTTCAGCAATATAGATCGTCGTTATCAGCTGGAATACGAATTCGCAGAGGGGAGAAACCACCTGAATGCATTGTGTGAATCACTCTTAGATCGCCGATTTCCTTTACCTTTGCGTTAACCCAGATTTTGCAAACAGTTCGTGGATCCAGGTTGTACTTTCGTGCTTGATGTACTAGCCCTTCCTCGACACATCGTAGAACGAGATAAGAGTTCAGGTTAAGATAGCCACTGTTCTGAACAATAAATCGACTAATCTCTCGCACAAGTTCCGGCATGATTCGAGTGAGTCTTTTTTGCCGCATCATGTCCGAATACATTAACTTTGAATCTAGAGGGTGTTGCAGAACATCGTATACAAATGCTGAACAAGCCAAGCACTCGCTCATTTATCATATATAGTTCGCTACGTTTAGTTCTGTAGTACCGTATATTACATATATACTAAATGGATTCCCAGATAGTCTGCTATAAGGGAACCTATTGGCCAAAAAATGATGGATCCGGTATAACCTCCGACAGTGCATCTTCTGATAGTTCATGTTTTGCTATTCTAGGTGAATTCTCAGATGTTCCATCATTAGTTGCAAAGTATGTTCCCGTTAAGGGGGTTGTTCTTCAAGCGGGGGGTAACTGTGGTATCTTTCCCAAGATGTATGCTGAGATTTTCCAGACAGTATATACTTTTGAACCAGACCCAGTACTATTTCAATGTCTGACTCGGAATATTGACTATCCAAATGTCATTAAAATTCAGGCATGTTTAGGGAACGAACGTAAACTTGTTGGAACAAAGAATGATAGTGCTCCAAGCTGCGGAGGCACGCATATTGACGAACGAAATGGCATAATCCCCACTATTTTTATAGATGACTTAAATCTCCCGAGATGTGACCTGATACATCTTGATATTGAAGGTTATGAGTTTAATGCTCTACGTGGGGGATTAAAGACCATCGAGAGATGCAAGCCGATTATTGTTCTTGAATACTTTGAGCTATGGCTTTCTCGTTTTCGAACAAATATTGAAGAGATTGAATCTCTCTTACGATCAATTGGATATTCACATGTGGGAGAAGTGAAGGGAGATCGAGTGTATAGATGGTCGTAAGCGTAAGTAATGTCTTGGAGATCAACTACAATGTAAAAATTTGTTGTATTGTGTTTTGTATAGATTCGAGTTTAGGCGAGAGGCTCATCATACCACTCCATGATCACTCCATTCTCACGACGCACTTGCAGATTGTCGTACTTTGGCAGGCCAAACGCCCAACCGGGACACTTCTTGAGACACTCGAGAACAAGATCCGTGCCGAAGAACGGATGGCCGATGATAGGACCAGTGAGTCCATGAGCAAGCGTGCACGCCATGATCCCACCAATATTGATGATGTGTCCACTGTCGAGTACCAGGTTATAGAGTACATTGAGATCGCGACAGACATCCTGTCCGACGGTATCTGCACCCACCGCCCATCCCACTTGACCAACCTCGTCGATATGAATGAATGGATGGTACGGCGTAAGAAAGCACTCACCAACCTTACTCATCATGAGACTTCTCGTGTCACCGTGTCCGATCGTAACAAGAGCGACGACCTTTGCATTTCCCCCGGGAACCCAAACGCGATCGCCTGGCTTCAGATACTGAATCTGCGTGAAACTGTCGTCATACATACGCACCAGATTTCCGCCGTAGAAACATCCACCCGACTGGCCTCCCTGCGTCATGTTACGCAGGTACGCCGAAGCAGTTGTGGGGTCATACGCTGCAGGAGGAGCAACGCTTCTACTGAATCCAGTGGGGACAGGTGGCTCTAGACTCATGAACATCTCCTCTCCAGCGGTGACAAGCTTTCCGAATGGAGTCGTCTCATCACCTCCGTAGATAAGAGAACCCCTATCCTTGAAATTAAGCCGTCGCTGAACCTGTTGAGAACGGCGATACGATCGCAAGTAATGGCCGCCCCAACGTGCCCAGTACTTTGTCGCCATTCCGATCTGACCCTCTGTAGGATCCATAGAAGACACATCGAGCAGAAGTGCCTTGATACGAGGATCATCTGACACTGCAAACTTGTTCTTGAACTCGGTGAGAGGAACAAGTGCAAGATCTGCATCCCATCGGGTCTCTGCGATGGCGGCCGTCTTCTCCATTGCAGAGATGTACTCGTGACGCGCAATCTGAAAGTCAGTAGACCCAGGAGGCGTCCACTCGACGGCCACATCCGTTACATCGCTGCCGGCACGAGAACGAACACTGACCTGTGCTCCCATCGGAACAGGAATCAGGAACTCTTGACGCTGTCCGATGAGGATCGGGCCAGTACTGAAGCTGGTAGGATAGAACGGCTTCCCCAGCACAGAATAGTCAATATTAATACCCCGGTTTCCGACCATCATCGTGTTCGCGACCCAGTTGATGAAGACAGTAGCAATCATCGTCAGATCTGGGATGAAACCGAACGTTCCGCCACCCATCTCACTCAACTGAGCAAGCAAGATGCTATTCAGCTCATAGCCGAGACCGAACGTAGACAGAACCCACGGATTCTTCATTGCGACTCGAGAAAGAGCCTTCACCGTTCCGCTCGGAGAAGGAATGACCGTCTCTGCACCGTCCGTGAGGAGAGCACCTACGATGTTCCTGCCAGCCATCTCGGGGCGGTTGGCGATTCCCATCATGGTCCGGATAGCAGCGTCAATGTTCGTAGATGCTTCCGGATTAACGGTCTTCAGAAGAGCCTTCAGCGTAGACCTTCCTACATCATCCATCGACGTGGGCTCCATCACGATCTTGGCCTCGGTGGAGAAGGAAACGAGTGCAATCGAGTCCTCGGGGCCGAGAAGGGCCGCAATCGAGTTAATCGTGTGCTTGGACAGATCCATGCGAGTGTAGAACACTTCCTTCGCAGTATCGTCCGTTAGCTCAGCCATCGACCCAGAGTTATCCAGGCCGATAATATAGACACTTCCCTGCTTTACATTCGCAGGATTTGTCTCGACTGCGATATGCAGATAGTTCTGACCGCAGAACGTAGAAAGAGCCGCCTGAACTTTGACATCACCGTCGCGAAATGGCGGAGTCGAAAGTCCCGCCACAGCCCCAGAAGGATGTGCAGCGTTCCAGTCTGCGATAGCCTGCTTAAGGTGCCGCTCCGGCCTGTGGGAGCCAAGTGGGCCCCGACACGTCGGGCATGTGGCGTGGCCGCCGCCTACCCATTGAGTAATTGCAGAACGTTCGAAGATATGCCCGGCAATGCAGGCGTTGACAGGGTCGGTCATGATTTCACCGGTGATCGGGCAGATGAAGTGGTCGGGGACAGACATAGTATATACTATAGTTCACGATAGACTACTCATTAGATCCATTTTGATTGGTTACAAATCCCCACCGCCGTCAATCTTAGTTCCAACAAACATAAAATAAATCGTCAATGCTAAGATTGCAGTATTGATTACAATTGCAATACAGGAAAATACACCGTCCGAGTTATCATCGTATGAATCATCAAACATGCTCGTCATCTTAGATTTATTAGGTACCATCGTTTAAAGAGGATTACACACGTTGTTCGTAATCAAAGAAATGGAGGCATTCTACAAGAACACATCTGCCCTTCCTGAAAAGGAACGGAAAGACAAACTGGAAAAGATCGTTGGGTTTTTTAGACAACACAATGCTCATCCGCATGCAGATGCGTTCAAGACTCTTCGCGATTGTTATGCCGATTTTCCTGTTTCAAAGAGAGATGTTGAATGGAGAGCCTACCACGCATGGAGTGCCATTTTCGATCTTCCTCCAAATCCAGTCTTTCAGCATGTAGTTAATCAGGGCTAACGTTCTTTTATAGCATATTGTAGTAATGGAGAATGCGTTAAACGCCCTCGCCGGAGAACATACATCCATTCTCGCATTCGATTGCGAGTTTTGGCACGTAGGGGATACCTTTCTTCCACGAGAAGTCGGTGGATATCACCTAACAAAAAAGGGAAGTTCGTGGTCGAAATCAAAGTTCTTGGCAATTCTTCCTGCACCACGCAATCAACTCAACCGTATCTCGTCTAAGTATTCAACGACAACTGCAAAAACAGCCAAACTGTTAGATAGAATTCAAAAGGAGGAGCATTCTTCACCTGAAGACTTCATTCGCGATCAAGGGCTTGAAGCGTACATGTCTGATCCACTTGTAAAGCCACATCTAAAGCCAGTTTCGTGGCTAAAGAAGTTCGTGGAGACAATGTCTCATTCCGTCGTAGTTGTAAAGGGAGATACAGATCTCAAAGCAATCAAATCGGCTTGTTTGCGTAACAAGTTTGCCTATCATCCTCCTTTGAAGATCATTGACATTGCAAAGTATAATCGCAAATTCACGCAGAGATGCAAGACTGCAAGACTAGAAGGTACTTACAAGTGTATTTCACAAGAAGTAGATTCAACATTGAAAAAGTCGTTTCCAGTTGTCCGTGCACACAATCCAGTTACGGATGCAGCCATGACATTGCAAATTGCGATTTGGTTGAACAAGAAGCGATCAATGAACAAAACACGCCGCCGCATGTAAAAATATTGTTGTTGTTGTTGTCTTGTTACTTACTGTTTACACCGCCTGGATGTTCAGCCACTTCATCGCCTCCTCCTCCGTTGCACCTCCGTCCACGTGCTGCTGCAGAAGCTTACGGACACGCCACTCGATCGCATCCTCGCGGCGCCCCAAATGATCCGCGACCTGCTCGAAACTCTTACCCTCAACACGAATCATGCGAACGAGGGTGTTATGCTCGTTCTTGGTCCAACGGGACCCATGGTTGTCGAGACGACGGACGACGGTCGGCTTGTTGCTGTTGCGGAGAACGCGCATCTGGTACATCGAATACTGCGGCATCTTGTACTCTATAAATCCGACTGGGGTGCGGCGGATCCATTTTGATCAGTCTGAATGATACCGACGACGCTTATGCTCTAGAATCTTCTCAAAGTGCATGTCGCGCCTTGAGCAGATATATATGAGGTATGAACCCAGAAATGCAGCGGTGAGAATGATATCGAACATCTTGTATACCATGTAAAAATTGTTAGGTTCCCGCAAATCCGTTTTGATCGTAAGGAATTAACGGATCGGGGTGAAGCCTGGCCACTTTGCAGTTGGCCTGCACTCCCAGCACATGCCCTTTGTGTAGGTAGTCGGCCCGTATACGCGTGCACGCGTGCAGAGCCGGCAGTTGTAAATGGACTGTGTACCGTACTCGGTTTCCATTTCATTAAAGCAGCTCATACATGCAAGTTCGTCACCGTATCTGCAGAAATTCTGGAAGCCGCTCTCGACGGGCTTCCAGTTGCAGAAACTACAATGTGTGCACATCTCACACGTCTGGCCATTGTAGTCAACCGTGGTGTCGCAGTCGGTGCAGAAGAAGAGGTGAGTGTGGGCCGGGCAGAAGGAGTAGATGAGGCCGCTGTCGTCACGAAGGAACATCAGGGAAGAAGGCATCTTGTTCGATGAAGGGCTGCACTCTTTCAGTATATTGACTATCATATGGATCCATTTTAGTGAGAATGTAAAAAGTTTGTTTATTGATCATGGATTTCCTTCAGCTACTGCAGCTATCACAGAATCCTGTACGCAAGAAGTTGTCCGTGATGGGGCAGTCTGTCTCGCATCCGTCACAGAACATCTTGATAAAGGGGTTTTGGACGTCCGCGTCAGCGAGAGCGGCTGTGGCTGTGGAGGCGACGGCATAGCACTCACCACACAGAATCTCATCTTCTTCCGCGTGATGATGGAGGATATCGTCACACTCGATACATCTACGCTTCAGCTTGAACTCGCAGATGGGGATGACGCCCGCACAAGAATTGCACTGTTCGTACCGGTTTGCGGTATTTCCGCACTCGTTGTTTATGCAGAAGAAGGTATGCTTGGCCATGGTAGAGTAGGTTGCCGTGTAGAAGCCGCGCCAGTTGTTGTGCTCGTGCTGGCAAGTGAAAGAAGACATCTTAGCAGTTGTCCCCACTCCTAGTCTAGGAGTAATCGATAAAAGATCCATTTTTGAGATCCGTTAGTCAATATGTCCGTTGGCCGGAAAATGTAAAAAGTTTTTGTTGTACGCCTCTCATGTGCAGCAAGATTAATCTACCACTTCAATCTTGCGGGGGAATTCGTAGCCATGCAGATTAACGAAGCACTGGTGGCAGTGCTTCTCGTCCGTCCACAACTGGCTATTGACGCCGCACGATCTGCACGGTTCCGCGTACTCCTCGGCACAGAAGTCGCACATCAGGCCCGTCTCGCGATTGCATGAGCACTGCGGCTCGGGCACGCCGCACCAAACGTCGTACTCAGCCTGATCGTTAAGGTAGCGCTGGCAGTGGTCGCATGGCTGCTCGTATCCAGGAGAGAAGTCTGCACACTCGCAAACTGACCTGTTATCTGTAGGCTCATCTTCGGGGTCGCACTCGTAGCACAAATTCCCCATATAGCCCGTATCTTCCTCCTTGAGGAGATACTGATTGTGGCATCCGTGGCAGGTCCGCGGTCCCTCAACAGACTCTAGGTGGTCAACCACCTCCGCCATGACGGCGGTATCGTACCCGCCATCGTACGAATCCCGATCGTCTTCGGTCATCGGTGAGCCGCGATCGGCACGCAGATTGATCTGAATCCGCCGGTGCTCGGAATCCGTACAGCCATTCTCGAGCGTGAAGAACTTGTGGCATAACGGGCAGATCACGTCACCAACGGCTTGTTCTTCAACGTCTGCACACTCGTCGCAGAATCCGTTGATCGTGAGGAGGGCACCGCGGTCGCCACACGATAGGCACTCGCCGCAAGCCATTGAGGCGTTCGCCGGGATGCGGATGAAGAAGGGTGCAGGAAGGGTGGAAGGAGACGACATGTTGCTTGTAGTAGAGAAAGTAGTCGTTAGGGGCCCGCACACTCCCCAACGGCTAAGAATATCTGAATGGATCCATTTTTGAGATCCGTTAGTCAATATGTCCGTTGGCCGGAAAATGTAAAAAGTTTTTTTGACTAACGGATACTTTACCAGCCCCGGCGGTTGGCGAGATCCATCTTGTTCAGATCATCCTGATCGTAGCCGGCCCACAACTCCTTCTCGTTCTCTGCCAATTCGTAGCGGCGCCGCCGCAGAATCCGTTCCCAGACTGCACGCTGGTCCGCAGTTAGCCCCCGCGTATACCCGACCTTGGTCTCGATCTCCTTGATGATCTCGCGTAGCTCTTCTAGTGTCTTCCACGATGGTTGCTTGCTAAAAGCAGTTGTGCATCGGCGGCAAAGGGTCGGGCCTTCCTCAATATAGTCCTCACAACTGCGACACCAGTTTGGGCAGGCCTGCTTGATCTTCTCCCAACACGGGAGACAGTGATCCATTCCGAGCATGGTCGGGCCTGTGTCCCCGCAGTCGGGGCAACAGTCCTGCTTGATTGAAGATGAAGATCCGGTTCCGCCGCAGGCACTGTTGGTGAGGGTAGAGGAAGACATGATGGATGATGAAGACCACATTACTCAACTGTCAATAATCTTATAACGGATCCATTTTTTTGAGATCCGTTAGTTTTCTGGCCGCAGGTCAGGTAGAGTCCACTCCGGATGTTCGAGCAAGAAGCATGCGGCGTTCCATGCAATTTCATCGCATCCACCTGCAGTATCCTCGAAGTCGTCGTAGCCTTGCTCCGCAGCTTCATATCCGAAAGAGCCCCTGTTATACAAGTAGCCGACAACACGGAGTTTGAACTCTTGCCACTTGAACGTGTGTCGTCCACCCAGAGCCCTTGCAGCCTCCCATCCTTCCGGATTAGAATCCTTGAGGCGGAGCGATGGATAGCAATCCTCTAGGATTGCAAAGACATTCTCGACCACATTTCTGTTGTTTACAAACCTCCTCCAAGAGTACTTCATGGCCGTGCGGCGTTCCAGATTGATGACCTCCTGACGAAGTTGAGCCTTGGTCAAGAGTTTAGGCTCTTTGGTAGTGGATTCAGCCATCGTATACTCTCTATCCGTTGGCAATCGATATTGTATCCATTTTCAGTTAAGTGAGTTCAAAACGGATCTATTTCACCCCCTGTACCCCTCCCCAGTACACATCATGTCTGTTGCAGATACATACCGCAAGCACACGCACCGCGAGCACGTTCTCGCTCTCCCCGATACCTACGTCGGCAGCATTGAGACTGCAGCTGACGAAGTGTTTCTTCGGAATGGAGATTCGTTTGAGCCCATCACGATCCCAATCAACCCCGGTTTCTACAAGCTGATTGACGAACTTCTGGTGAATGCACATGACCACGTCATTCGTCTTCTGCAGAAGAAGTCGGAGAACCCCGTTAAGCACGTTGACATCTCGTGTACGGATACGTCGTTCACAATCCGTAACGATGGTGAGGCAATTGACGTTGTTGAGCATCCGCAACACAAGGTCTGGGTTCCGCAGATGATCTTTAGCGAGCTTCTTACGTCTACGAACTACGACAAGGATGAGAAGAAGCTTGTTGGTGGAAAGAACGGCTACGGAGTCAAGCTTGTCAACATCTTTGCATCGCAAATGACTGTAACTGTTCTGGATTCTGTTCGTCTTCTCAAGTACACGCAGACGTTCCGCAACAATATGACCGTTATTGAGCCGCCCGTTATCAAGATGTGCAAGCAGAAGTCGTTTGTGCAGGTCGAATGGACTCCGGACTTTGCACGGTTTGGATACACGAACATTCCGAAGCCGATGCAGCAGCTGATTGAGCGTCGTGTATGGGATCTGGCCATGACATTGGGCAAGGATGTCAAGGTCTCGTTCAATGAGACTCTGATCAAGTGCAAGAACCTGACGGAGTATGCAAAGGCGTATGGGTGCGAGACGGTCGTCTACGAGGAGCCGAACGACCGTTGGAAGATCGCCATCTCAGATTCGCCAACGGATAAGTTCTTTGCAATGTCGTTCGTAAACGGCGTTTGGACATCTAAGAACGGAACTCACGTGGATGGAATCACTACGCAGGTTGTGAACCATATCGTCGAGTACCTCGATACCAAGAAGAAGATCAAGGTTAAGCCGGGTCTGGTTCGTGAGAATCTTGCAGTGTTCGTTACTTGCATGGTTGAGAATCCGTCGTTTACCAGTCAGACGAAGGAAACTCTGACGACAAAGGCTGCTGCATTTGGATCATCGTTCAAGCTCAGCGAGGATACTTTGAAGAAGATTCAGAGTAAGCTGAAGCTTGTGGAGACGCTGATTGAGGTTCAGAAGGAAAAGGATGGTAAGGAGAATAAGAAGAGCGATGGACGCAAACAGACAAAGATCACGGGCATCCCAAAGCTTGAAGACGCTGCTGCAGCCGGCACAGCAAAGTCCGCAAGTTGTACCCTCATCCTCACCGAGGGAGATTCTGCAAAGGCTATGGCGCTCAGCGGGCTCAGCCAGGATCAGCGTAAAACCTTCGGCGTGTTCCCGCTGCGGGGCAAGCTACTGAACGTTAAGGATACGTCCTCATCCAAGGTCGAACTGGCTAAAGAGATTGCGGAGTTGAAGAAGATTCTCGGTCTCGAGTCCGGGAAGAAGTATTTGGATCTAGCGTCTCTGCGGTATGGGTCGATCCTGATTATGACCGATCAGGATTTCGATGGATCGCATATTCGCGGCCTACTCGTCAACCTGTTTCACGAGCTTTGGCACGAATTGATCAAGGTTCCTGGGTTCATCACGTTCATGTCAACTCCGATCGTAAAGGCATCGAAGGCTGCAAAGACACAGACGTTCTACACTCAATATGAGTACGAGCAGTGGCGGAAGACAGATGCTTCAAAGGGATGGAAGGTGAAGTATTACAAGGGATTGGGCACGTCGACGCGCGCCGAGGCCCAGGAGTACTTCAAGGATCCGAACGTGGTCAAGTTCGAGTATTCCGGTGAGTCTGACCAGGCGATTGATCTCGCATTCAACAAGGCGAGGGCAAACGATCGCAAGGAGTGGCTTCTGCAGCATGATCCTGCAACGATCATTGTACCGCGGGCGGACAAGAAGCTGTCATATGACGAGTTCATTCACAAGGATCTCATCCACTTCTCGTACTACAATCTGGAGCGGTCAATTCCGAGTGCAATGGATGGGCTCAAGACATCGCAGCGTAAGATCCTGTACGCGGCATTCAAGCGAAAGCTTACAACGGAAATCCGCGTGGCACAGTTTGCAGGATATGTCTCGGAGCACACGGGATACCACCACGGCGAGGCATCGCTGAACGAGACAATTATCGGTATGTCACAGACGTTCGTTGGCTCGAACAATGTCAATTGGTTCGTTCCCGAGGGTCAGTTTGGTACGCGTCTGGAGGGCGGGAAGGACTCAGCATCGCCGAGGTATATTCACACGTATCTCTGTCCGCACACGCAGTGCTTGGTTCCTGCAAAGGACTTCCCAGTCCTCGAGTATCGTGATGATGACGGTATGCCCGTTGAGCCGGTACATTATCTCCCGATTCTTCCGATGATTCTAGTCAATGGTGCTCGCGGCATCGGAACTGGCTTCTCGACGTTCGTTCCTCAGTTTAATCCAGATGTAATGGTTGACCTTATCGAGGGCTGGTTGGATACGAAGATGGATGCAATCATCCAGACTGCAAAGATCGTTCCGTGGACTCGCGGGTTCAAGGGAACTGTGCTTCCGGATGGAAAGGGTGATTATATTGTTCAGGGTGTCTGGTCCTATGCAAAGAAGGTTGTGAAGATTCGCGAGCTGCCGATCGGCACATGGACATCCGAGTACAAGGCGATGCTCACTGTTCTCGAAGAGGAGGGAAAGATTATCAAGGAGTTCACAGACATGTCGACGGATCAGGATGTACATTTCGATGTAACTCTTGTTGAGGAGATGAGCACAGAGGCAATGATCAAGGCTCTTGGATTGGAGGTCAAGATCAAGCTGTCGAACATGCACCTGTTCAATGCAGAGGGTGTCATCCAGAAGTATGCGAGCCCGAATGAGATTCTGATGGAGTATGTCCGCGAGCGGCTTGCACTCTATGTCAAGCGTCGGGAGTTTGAGATTGCAGATATCAAGACTCGGTTGCCCTACCACGAGAATGTTGTTCGGTTTGTGAAGATGCAGACGCAGGTTCCTGGACCGCTTCCGAATTTGCACAGGAAGACTCGTGCAGAGTGCGATATTCTCCTCGCCGAGACCGACTTTGTCAAGATTGATGATTCGTTCGAGTATCTGATGAGGTTGCCGGTCTCCTCCTTTACGTCGGAGACGATTGCAAAGCACGAAACTGATCTGGCGAAGCTTCGTCAGCAGCTCTATTCAATGGAACAGACAACGCCGGAAGTTCTTTGGCAGCAGGATTTACGTATGTGGAAAGAGAGTAAGGTATGAGTAAGAATCCACTTCTAGAATACCAGAACATTCTGGTGGAAACGGATACAGATGCACGGGAAGAATACGATTTCGATCCTCGTGTTGAATTTGCAAGACAGTCGTTGATCGGCGAACCCGAAAAGGAATATGAACAAGAAACTCAAAACAAACCTGCTGATGCAGATGCACCCTTTTTACTTGATGAAGGCGAAGAAGCTCATTTCAGTGGAGGCCGAGGAGATAAGCGTGCGATTCAAGCACCACCGAAACATAAGGAGAAGAAGGTCTTGGTTATTTTGGATACCGGTCATCGCGATTGGATTCGGCAGTACAATGCATACTCTTGCACATTTGCATTTGGAACTCCGAACAATAATAGTGACAGACTCATAGAAAAGTTTCCTGTTTTTGAGAACAACAAGACAATTCCGACGATCGCATTTGAGAATTCAAATAAGGTTCTCAATCAACCCAATATTGCCGGATTTACAATCAGTGGGCGTCGAGAGGACCGAGGAGTGTTTCTCGAATTTAAACCATACAATCCCTTTTCAGGTCCCGGTCGTTTACTTGGGTATGATTTATACACCAAACCAGTTCAATCAAACTTTTCGACATGCAATGCTATTTCCAATGTAGTCTCGGTTCGTCTAGCACGTGCAACTCTTCCTCATCGTCGCTTCTTCAATTTTAATCCTGCCCTGTTTCCATCCTATACAAATGGGAGTGCGGGTATACAGAACATGTTAACATCCTTCTCGACCGAACCATACTTGCTCCTTAACGTAAACAAATTTCAAGGTCAATATCTTGGTGGAAACGATCCGGTCAGTCGTGCGTTCTCAGTTCTTGCACAAGATCGTAGAACGGTTCTGGACCCAGATAAAACGATAGGTGTTCAATTTCAAGACTACTATCCCTGGTCTGCAGAGGAATTCGAATTCTCCCATCCTCTTGCCGCATTACCAAACTTCGAAATTACACTAACAGATAACACTGGCAATGTATACTCTCAGATCGATGACATCATGATTACTAAGATCGAATACGCAGGAAGTATCATAAGCAATTCTTCAGGCAGCGGAAGCAATGAAATAGCTGCTGTAGGTGCCGCAAGACTTTTATGTACAATGACAAGACAGACTGCTCCTGTGTCAGTTACATCTGCATACAATATAAACGAGCTTCGGCCAGGAGATCGCATTCGCTTCCACAATGCTGTTCTTCGCCAGCACTTCATACGAGCAAAAACTCAGACTGGATCAAACATTCTCGGCTATTTCCTTTCAAATGACGGAGTTATTCTTGCAAATACTATCGATATAACCACAAATATATCACAGGTATGTTTTGATACACAGTTTATCATTGCATATGATCCATTCACGTTTTACGGAGATACTCCAGCCTCGGCCGTTATCGAAGAAAATGAATTCACAGATCTTTCAAACTTGTCAATTCCGATCATGAATATCAATATGCAAGCAACATTTGCTTTTGAAATAAAGACCCTTGTCCCAGACACGTCGTCGTTATCGTCTGTTCCGGCGAGGTAAGTTCTCTCTGTTCAATACAAATGTCAGGACTCGAGCAATATTACTTGCAGTCGGCTGTTCCGGATGCACCTAAAAACACGGGACGTGTTCCAAACATTCAGAATGGGTTCGCCCCTCAGTTTGTAGTCCAGCAAGAGGATCCGTCTATCAGACGCGTTCCGTATGCTGCACAGTCACTCATTCGTATCCACGATACGACTCCGCTGAACAGTACCTTTTTCAGTGATGCAAACATCAAGTTTCTACAGGATGAGATTCGTTACCGTGTGTGGATAGAAAGCGACAAGAAGCACGTGATTGATGCTCAGAATATGGATGACCTCAAGACAATCATGCGAAGCTACTACCTGCAGTACTCGACGAACTCGCCTGGAAAGCTCAGAGAAGAGATTGAACAGCTAAATAAGCGTGTCCTTGCGTATTCGGTTACCTACATCCTTGGCGAAATCAACATGTACCTCCGCTATCGCAAGGACCAAGAGAACTTCCCCGCTCCGATTGCTAACCCGGTCAATGCGAATATGTTCGGAACAAAGTCTGCGGAATTCAAACGGTTTTTCTAAAGAGACAACTGAACAATGAAGAAGTTCCAGGGGTCTATCTACATCCGCTCGAACGACAAACTGTTTATGTACGATAGTGGTTGGGAAACGATTCGACCTGTAATGCGTGTTGTTTGGGACCCACTCACTCGTTCTGCCGAGAATGATTACGGAACACTCTGCGATGATCTTCTCGCTGAAAATTACGGGTTTGGAGATCTTCGCGATCTATGTGATCAGATGACAGACGATCTCATTGAATCCTTTGACACTGCAGATGAAATAGAATCAATCGAAGAATTCTGGAGATGGTGTCGCACCCCACTAGTCTGGGCATTTGATCGAGGTCTTTGTCTGAAAGATGAACCGACCTTCTCTGCATGGAAATCATTTCCCAAGAAGCCAAGGACCCTTCGCCGTGCACCCCGTTCGTTTGACTTTCGTGCGACAAGACGGAGTATCAAGTAATGCCTCGTGTCAATATCATCACAAATCATCGCAATCAAACGGGCCTCTCTCAAGATGCCGATTTGATTCACGGTATCCTCGCAATTGTCTATGGAGATGAGCTGAAACTTGCACGGACGCCTCACCAGCAGCCGGTGGGTCCTGAATGTGATCTAAATATCTTCCTCGAAGTGATCAATCCCGCACTCTTCTCCTTCGCATCCAAGAATATATGGATTCCGAATCCGGAATGGACGTATACCGCATGGGATCCCTACCTTGAAATGGTCGATGAAATCTGGGTAAAGACTCACGAAGCGGAGGCTATCTTTTCAAAGCTAACAACGAAGCCGATCGTATACATTGGTTGGTCTAGTATCAGCAAGGAATGTTCTGTGACCAAGAACTATTCAAAGGCTTTCGTTCTTGTTGGAAAGAACATCTTTCGTCATCCTCAATTGATCGTGGATGCATATGCACATTCATCTGATCGCACTGGATTCCCCGAACTGCACATTCCCTACGATTCAACCCGTATGAATCTAACCGTTCCCGAGGACGTTGCGAGTCTAATTCACACCTATCCATCAACGTTGAAGCAGGTCGAGTATGATTCACTTCTAAGTGAATGTGGCCTTGCAATCTGCTTATCGGGTGCAGAAGGATTTGGGCACGCGGTGAATGAAGCATCATCCAACGGATGCAATCTTCTACTAGGCCGTATTCAACCGTTTGAAGAACTCACGAGAACGGCGACGTGGGTTGAATCGATAAAGACAACTCAGCATCCTGAATGTCATATCCAAGTCCGTGCATGGAGCGAAGAGAACTTTCTAGCTGGACTTTCAACCTACATCTCTTTACCGTTAGAGAAGAAGCAAGCGGATTCTGAGGCCGTTAAGAATGAGTACATGGATCGTCACACTGCGTGGATCGAGATGATGAAGTACAGATTGGGTCAATTAGTATTTCCTGAACGCGTGAATACTCTTCCTGCTGAAGCAGATCTTCCATGTGTTTCGATTCTAACGCCTACACGTGATCGAATTGAATTCATGCGTCTTGCAAGAGACTGCTTTCTACACCTCGCCTATCCTGACGATAAAATTGAATGGGTTATCGTTGATGATAGCGAGATCTCGTGCGAGTTCATATTCAAGGGAGTCAAGAACGTCAAGTATGAATGGGTTGATCCTGGAAAGACAATTGCATGGAAGCGGAATCGAGCCGTTGAACTTGCGTCCCACGATGTTCTTGTGAACATGGACGATGACGACGTCTATCCGAACAATAGCGTGATTATGCGGGTTGCATCTATGCTTAAGAGTCCCGCAGTTCAGTGTGTTTTCTGTACGACAATCCCGTGCTACGACATCAAGAAAGTCATTTCGTTTATTAACGTGCCTCCGCTGAAACTCCCGATGGCTGCTCGCGTCTCTGAGGCAACTCTTGCATTTACTCGTAAATTCTGGGAAGCAGGAAAGTTTGACGATACAGTCAAGATTGCAGAGGGCAACGCATTTATTCGCGGTCGCGAACATATGTGTAGAGAATTAGGTCCGCAAGATATTATAGTAAGTTTAGTTCATCCACGCACAACATCGGCTAGAAAGTCCCCGGCTGGAATGGAATCAAACGGATGTCACTTTGGATTTTCAGATGATTTATTCAAGGCTGTATCAGAGATTGCTGCAACTCTCTAATAAAACATCTTCATCGTGTGGCGGCGGCGGTGTCTGCGTCCACCCTTCGCCGTGTGGCGGCGGCGACGGCGGCCACCCATCAGCTGCGGCTCCTCACCTCCGCGGTGACGGCGGCGACGACCGGCCGTGTGACGGCGGCGACGGCGACCACCCTCGAGCTTCAGCTCACCACCACGGTGACGGCGGCGACGACCGGCCGTGTGACGGCGGCGGTGACGACGACCGGCCTTCATCGTGTGACGACGGCGGTGACGACGACCGCCCTTCGCAGTGTGACGGCGACGGCGTCCGCCCTTTGAGAGCGTGGCAGAAACACCTCCGGAAAAGGGGTAGGGCGAAGCTTCAGTGAGTAGCAGAGACATTCGTATGTTATACTTTTTCACTGAGAAATTCTTTAAACGCAGACTAGATTTTGGAGATGCGACTCTAGGAGCTGCACATCAAACAATCTGCTTCAGCCTTGGGTTCAATCGTAAACTTCTGTGCAGAGACAACAGCCTTCGTACGAAGATAATAGCATCCGGTTTTCAGACCGAGTCGCCATGCGTAGAAATGCATGCTCGAAATCTTTGCGTATGTGGGTTCAGTTAGGAAAAGATTGAGAGACTGCGATTGGCAGATAAATGGTGCACGATCTGCAGCAAAGTTAATCAGAGTCTTTTGGGGGATCTCCCATGCTGTCTTATACAGATCGCGTATATCAGCTGGAATCTCACCCATTGACTGAATACTTCCATTGTTTGCAATAATCGTTGTCCGAATCTCAGGCGTCCAAAGACCACGCTCTAGAAGATCAGCAACGAGATACTTATTGATGACGACAAAATCACCTGCAAGTACGTGGCGAACATACACATTATTCGTGAACGGTTCAAAGCACTCGTTATTTCCGAGAATCTGAGACGTAGATGCCGTTGGCATCGGTGCAATTAGAAGAGAATTCCGCATTCCATATGAGCACATCTCACGTAGACGGTCCCAATCAAGGTACATCGAACGGGGCTTCTCTCCCCATAGAGTATACTGCATCTTGCCATGGCTCATCGGCGATCCAATAAAGGATGAATATGAATTGGTTTTGTCATAAAACACAACGCCTCGCCATTCATCCTGTACAAGTGCAGGCACCATACTTTGAGTAGCTGCAGCGTAGTAGATATTCTCAAAGATTTCACGATTCAGTGCACGAGCCTCGTCGGATGTCCATGCAATACGCATCTTTGCAAACACATCTGCAAGACCCTGAATACCAATTCCAATTGGTCGGTGCTTCATATTCGAAGTACGTGTCTCAGGTGTGGGATAAAACGTCTTATCAATCACAATATCTAGATTCCGAGCAAGGATTGAGGTATATGTCCTCAGCTTTTCGAAGTCAAATGTCTTATCCTCTCGAACAAACTTCGGGAGTGACAGCGACCCCAGATTGCAGACCGCAGTTTCATCGGGAGACGAATACTCGATGATTTCAGTACATAGGTTTGAACACTTGATTGTTCCCAGATTCTGCTGATTGCTCTTTGCATTCGCAGCATCCTTGTATAGAAGATACGGTGTACCCGTCTGGATCTGAGAATCCATCACCATCTGCCATAGCTTCTGTGCAGGAATCGTCCTCCGACCCTTGCCCTGCTCTTCATAGGACGTGTACAGCTTCTCGAACTCATCTCCCCAAACGTCTGCAAGTCCAGGACAGTCGGACGGGCACATTAGAGTCCACTCTTGACCTGCCTCTACACGCTTCATGAAAAGATCCGGAATCCAAAGAGCATAGAATAGGTCGCGCGCCCGCTCATCTTCGTTACCCTGATTGAGCTTGAGACGGAGGAAATCCTCGACATCAGCGTGCCAGGGCTCGAGATAGATCGCAAATGAACCATTACGCTTTCCTCCCTGATTCACATACTTTGCAGTGTCATTGAAGACCTTGAGCATTGGCACAATTCCTGTAGACTTTCCATTCGTCCCGTAGATCTTCGAACCACGAGCGCGGATATTGTGAACAGACAGACCGATTCCACCTGCCCACTTTGAGATCTGTGCACAGTCAGCCAGAGTCTTGTAGATTCCCTTAATCGAATCTTCGGCCATTGTCTGCAAGAAACAGCTCGACAACTGCGGGTGCTTGGTTCCCGAATTGAACAATGTAGGAGTCGCATGAATAAAGTACCCTTCTGAGAGAGAATCGTACGTCTCCTTTACACGCTGCATATTATTCGCATGAAGTTGAATTGCCACACGCATCCACATGTGCTGAGGACGTTCCCAGACACGTCCATCTGCACGACGGAGTAGATATCCCTTCTCAAGAGTCTTGAATCCGAAATAATCAAACATGAAGTCCCGAGAATAATCAATCATCTGCTCGAACTCCAGATCCTGAGCAACGAGGTAATACGATTCATCGATTATTCCTTCATCAAACAGAACCTGTGCAGAATCGATCAAACGATCAGGAGTATTCTTCTGATGATTATCAATTACAATTCGGGCTGCAAGAAGGCCATAATTAGGGTGATTGCGGGCCGACATGGACGCCGCAGTCTCTGCTGCAAACTCATCGAGTTGTGACGTATTCATGTTGTCCTGAAGCTGCGAACATACCTTCTGAGCCACAGCAGTCGGATTGACATGGTCGAGTCCCTTTGAAAGATCCTGAATACGCTTAAGAATCTTGTCAAACGAAACCTCCTCACGGGATCCGCTCCGCTTTACTACGTGCATTACTGTATCTGATGACATACTATTTTATTGCGGCTTGTATGTATATGGGCATAGTTCTCCGTGATTTAGGCCATCGTAACCAGTTTTGTACTGATATGCATTGCTTCCAACTCGTGAACCATTAATGACATTGCATACGGCATACGCAAAATAGTTGTATCTACATTCGCTTCTTGTTTTGAATCCAAAACACCGTCTTCTTTCTGAAAAATAACTTCATGTTCATCCGAGCGTTTCATAAAGGACTCTTCGATGAAGGATGCAGCACCGTGGCCAATTAACGCGTCACGCTCCATTTCTCCAATTCGTAAACCACCGCCTGCAGATCGGCCTTCGAGAGGCTGGTGCGTCAGCAATGTCTTCCCTCCAGTATCTCTGTAATTAATCTTGTCCTCCACCATGTGCTTCATGCAAAGATAGTACGTGGGTCCCATGAAGATCTCGGTTTCGATCATTTCGCCCGTCATTCCATTGTAGAGTGTTTCATTACCATATGGTTCCAAACCAAGCTTCACAAGTGTGTCTCTATAATCCGATAATTGAACAGATGATGTGAATGGGGTTCCATCGACTAAACATCCGAGAGTTGTTCCAATCTTTCCAGATGTAGATTCTAGAAATTGTCCAATCGTCATACGTGACGGAATCGCGTGAGGATTCATCACTAGATCCGGACGAATTCCACGTGCACTGAATGGCATATCTGATTCCTGAAGAATGAGACCACATGTCCCCTTCTGGCCGTGACGGCTTCCGAACTTGTCACCCAATGTAGGTTGGCGAGCTTCTGCAATACGGATCTTAACTCCCTGCACGATAAATGTCTTTTGTTCACCACCACCTCCGCCCATTTGACTTACAACTTCTGTTGTGAATACTTGAATTCCATCTACACGACCACGCTGTCCACGCTTCGGTGATTCAGATGAATCAGAATATCCCTTAACAAATCCTTGTGCAGTCATCTGCGGCGATAGTATTCCAACTAGAATAGTCTCTTCGGTCACTTCTTCTCCCAACCGAATAATTCCTGTAGCATCTAGCTTGGAGTAATCTTTATTGTCCTGACGCTTGACATCCGCATATTTAGGATCACCTGCAATATCTGCAAAGATCGTATGTGTTCCTGCAGCTTGGTCTAAGATTTCTTCCGTTATGTTGTAGGAGTGATAGTAGGTTGTATTAAACAGTCCACGCCGCATTGCTGAACCGTTAATGAGAACAGAGTCTTCCTGATTGTATCCAGTATAGACCGCAATTGCAACAGTTATGTTTTCTCCATACGGCATACATCCTCCTCGGCCCATGTACCGCGTATATCCCCATGTCTCTGCAATAGGACGCTGCGGGCTATTTAGCAGAAGCGTAATTGTATCGAATCTCTTGGCAAAGTTCGTGTGGAACCACGAAGCTGTTTGACGAACCTGGGATGTGTTGAAGCAGTTACGCGGGCTCGGATTGTGGTCGCTGAACGGAATCAATGCTGTAAGAGGAGAGAGCATGAAATATCCATGTAGTTCGGAAGGATTTGTCGGATGGAAACTGTTCATTTCAATTTTTATGGTGTCACACTCTTCTGCGTCAAGCATGTCAAACAAGTTCGACCGAAGAGAGTCCCACGAATTCAGTTTTAGAACATCTGCAGGAGTGATACCGGGGCGATACAGGGGTCTGCAGGGCCGTCCACCATCAGACCACAACGCCATCTCATTCTTCTCGCGATTCCATGCAATTGAAATAAGCGGATCAATCTTCCCAGTTCTGCGTGCAGTTAATAAGCCCTGAAATACGGAGTTCGTATCTTCAACAATTGCACCTGCAATGTCACCGTTTAGAAAGACACGTGTCCATCCAGGATTCCAAGTAGACGGATGAATCATTTCAATCTGCAGGAACGAAGGCTGTGATTTCAGAATATCAAAAACAATAGAGGATGGAGATCCAGTTGAAACCGTTGCTAATAATGCAAGATGTTTGATCATTCCAACAGACCGTCCATCAGGAACGTCTGTCGGGCATGTAAACCCAAACGAACTACCGTGCAGGCGGCGAGCATTTAGAATTCTTGCTTTTGGATCCATCTGCAAACTTGTTCTACGTAAGTGGGAGATAGCTCCTGCATACGAAACGCGATTCAGAATCTGAGAGATCCCATCCTTACCTCCCCACTGACCCTTGAACCCCTTTGAGAAACTCTTCATGAATTCTTTTGATTTCCAGTAGAATCCAATTGTTTCAACGGCAACAAGTTCGGAGATCCGTTCACCAGCATACTCATTTTCATTGAAGTGAACCTTTTGATCCATTCGAAGTGTCATTTCCTTTGACACTCTCTTGAAGACCCGAGTGAATTCCTGAAAGCAAAGATCTCCGGATACATCGAACCGCTTGAAACGAAAGTGGTCACGGTCTGTCTTTTCTGTTAGACCCAATGCAGCCTCCATTGCCATGCGGAACTGATGACCGAGCAGATATCCCTTTCTACGATAAATCGCGGCTGTATCTCCCCGTAGTTCACATTGCGGGAAAAGGAGGGAGTATAGATTGTAGAAAACCTCTTCGGCCGATCGGTTGCGTGTTGCACGACGAAGCACGTAGAGATCCGCTTCCTCATTGTCGAATAACCGTGTATCTGTCTTCGTTTCCTTCTTCACAAACCGTTCGTGGGAAACAAGAAGCTGTGTAAACAGATCATCGTATACTGTTCTATCTACATCAGGGACTCCAGCAAGAATCACATCATATAGTTCCTTGTCAGACGAGAACCCAAGTGCACGCAACAAACTAAAGACAGGAACTGGAGTCTGGAATCCGGGAACCGTGATAAATGTCATGCGAGTGGTGCGAAAGGTTGCCCAATCCGGTTCCTTGTCTAGCTTACGAAGCTGGGACTTATCTTTTGGATCAAGTGCCAGAACATCGGGAGGGATAACCAGAAAATGTGAAGATGGACCGCGAGTTCCATCCTCTGAAATGCAGCGAATACCTGCGATATATTCAACCTTCTCCGCGTCTCCTGTGGTCTTTATCTCCTTCTCTTCCTCTTCGGCTTCAATTGATTGCGAAGCACGTACATTGACGTAGAATAGATTGTTTCCTAAACGTTCCTGCGAAAGTAAGACGCGTTCTCCACCATCGATAATGAAGTATCCTCCCAGCTCGAATTTGCATTCCCCAGACTTGAAGAGCTGGTCGGGGTCGAGTGCAGACAGATAGCAGAACTTGGACTTGATCATTAGTGGGAATTCAGCTACCAGAACATTCTCGAATGTTCGGACAATCGGCTGTCTATCTGCAAATGAGTATTCGATTTCAAGTGTAGCACGAAGAGCAACTGAGTAGGTGCGATTTGTCAGGCGACATACATTCGGAAGAATCGCGTTATTGAGTTCGTCTACAGGAAGCGAATAGGATATGCGAGTTCCGTCCCGGCCGCCAATATAGATACGGATCGCCCGATTGTCTTCAGGAAGCAATAACTGCAGTGGATTCGATGCCTTCAAGAACACCGGAATCTTAGTCGCGAGGAGATCATCGAACGAATCAATGTGGTGCTGCACAATCGGATTTGTCGTGTCTCGATAGAAGACGTCGCAGATATGTTTGGCAGGCTCCATTGAATACTTGTCAGAAGAAGAGTAAAGGATGACAACCCCGACGTGGATCTACGTGTCCTCAACAATCGTGTTTCTCGTACTGTTTGCAGTCGTATATTACTACGTGCTCAAACCGTCTATCATTATTCCTGTGACCGAATCAATTACTACGTGCCCTTCACGATGGAAATACGAGAACGAGATGTGTGTTCCACAATATACTACAAATTGTAAACCATTCGATCCTTCGAAGAAAATAGACAGATGTGATATTGCACGTTCATGTGGAACGGAGTGGCCCGGTCTTACGTGTTCATAAAAAATCTCAGTCCTCAGTAGATGCAGTACACTGATGGTTCGAGTATACAACACCATCACCTACATCGTCTTGCAGTTGAACATTCAATTCGAGACGCAACCGTTCATCCAGATGCAATAAAAACGTGGGAAATACCTCCAGATGTGTTGAGTAGACTCGACAAATATTTCCTCTCGAGGAGAAACTTCAAGCGGTACGAATGTCGAGAGAAGAGAGTTGTAACTAGTCATTGCACATGCACGCACTGTCATTATGGTCGTAAGGAGCTTGGTGTAACTGGTGTAAAGACAGTCGAACTAAGTGATGTGGATAAGGTCTGGATACGGATAAAAATGAACAAAACTAAAATCCCTGAACACTTATGGTCTCATCATGAGCACGGAATTGTATTTACTCCATGTGGATGTCATTATTGCACATTCGGTCGTCTGCATGTTCAAATATATCCTGTCAGGCATCCTGATAGAACTGTTGCACCTGTGATGAACCATATTCCGCATCTGGTTCAAGTGCATCCGCCCATCGAACACTTGGCTGTCCCCGAGCTGCCAGTTGCCGCACCGCCAGTTGCCGAGCCGCCTGTCCCTGAGCCAATCGTGGAAGGCCCGCCAGTCCGCCTGCGAATCAAGGTCTGGCCCCCACCGGAAACAGAGGAGATACTCATTTACAATTCGTCTGGACAGAAACGCCTTACTCATAAATAAAGTGTAGACACAATATGCTTTCAGAATCACATCGGCCTGACTTTCTAGAAGACGTATTTGGACATGAAGCCGCAAAAGGTGTATTAACACAGTATCTTCGGGAAAACAAACGGTCGACTGCGGTTCTACTTATGGGAACGCCCGGAATTGGGAAAACAACCCTTGCACTTGCAGCTGCACGATCCCTGATGTACGAACCATTTGAAGTGAATGCATCCAGAAAACTACGATCTCATCAAGACGTGCAGACATTACGTGATTCGTGCATGGCACCCGTAAACTTTACGTCCTTTTTGAAGTACGATGTTCCTCGCAAAACATGTGTTATTCTTGATGAAATTGATGGTAGCGATCCGCATGCACAGCGAAGGGTTCTCGAATGGATCAAGGATCCAGCTCGTCTTGTTCCGATCATTATGACTGCAAACGAAGAACCGGTTATCTTCAAGAGAGAACGAATGTCCGTACTCTTTTGTAGATGCACACCGTGCAACTCATTGACCTTATATGAACATTTAGCACCACCCTGCACATTTGCTGAGTTTCAGATTCTCACGAAAGAGTGTCTTCACGATGTTCGGCGGATTTGGAATCGGTTGCAGTATGGGCACTCAGATCAGATTCAGACATGTCCCCTGACTGGGGACCCCGTAAAAGATCTGCGTCTTCAGCAAGATACGTTTTATAAAACAGATCCCATACGGCTTGCGATTGAATCCATTGATATCTCACAATATTCTTCCCATTGTCCTGATTCACAATCGTCGCCATAAACTGCTTTTGATTATGAAATACCTGACTCTTATTTACAGTGTTTAGATCGTGTCCAACGACAAGCAAAACATCAAAGGGATCTAATGATACCGTTTTTGCCTTCCACTTTTGGCAAAACGATGTCTCTTCCCCGCGTTCTGCCTTCTTATCAAATCGATTCTTCTCGGCATAGCTGCGGCGTAGAAAGAATGATGCACATGTTCCCTGGTGTTCGGGATAGGGTCCGACCTTCAGCATAATGTTCTCCTTTGTCAGGAAAACATGCATCTCCCTACAGATTGCTAGGCCAGCAAACGGTGCCTTTGCAAGTGCAGCAATCTGCTTCTCGAACCGCTGAGGCATATAATAGTCATCATCGTCCCACCATGCAAGATACTCTGCGTCTGTCTTGAGGCCCATCTCGATGCACATATTACGCAATGTTCCCAGAGGAGTTCCGGGAGGAATTCTAGTATAGACAATCTTGATATCCGTGCATGCCTTTACAGGTTCTTCCCAACCAGGTTTTCCAGGATCAGAATTGTCGAGAATAATCCACGTAATCTTTGGAAGTCCGACTGTTTGTCTACGCAAACACGTAGACGACATCTCCCACATATGGGGGCGATTACGCGTTGGCGTGAGGACCGCGATGCTCATTATTTTGATTAATGGGCCTTTCACGTATATCGTTCCGACACACCGGGCAGTGGACTGATCGCCTGAACCACTGATTTAGGCATTCTCTATGAAATGAATGAGAACAGTTACGCAACTTGACACCGGTTTCTTCTGTGAGTACAGCCATGCAGATCGGGCATGCATTTGTCGTAGGTCCAGATGGAAGTATCGAGGCCGCAATTTGAGCGGGCGATGCAAGTACCGAAACATCCGTTAGATTATCTCCTCCACTCACAACGCTAATCATCTGCCGAATGAGCTCTGTTCCGAGCCGGTCGCCTGACGGCATACGCGAAATCTCCCGAAGCAACGATATATATGCTTCCTCGTTACGTAAAAACTGATACATTGCGGGTATCTGTACTCGACGAGTATATGTAAGACGAGCCCTCGAAAGATCTGCGAGAATACTTAGAATTAAGTCCATTACTATAGCCATGATCGTTTTGTTTAAACCTTCTTCTTCAAGAAGGCATCCATTGGACCACGCTGGTTTCCAACGACAATCTTCTTTAGTTCTGAGTTTCCTAGGAACAGAAGTGTATCCAACTGCTTTTCCTTCTGATCGAGAACCCACAAAGTTGCCTCCTCCTCCTTCTCTTCCACCGTTTCAGACTTTGCCCTTTCGAGTGCAGTATTGTAGAGTTCAGCATACGATGTAGATGGCTGCTTGAATCCAGTCATCTTCTCAATGCAGAGTGCAAACAACGATGCGACCGGATTCTGAATTTGATTGGTAATATAGAACTCTGAATCCGGAAGAAGTTTATTGTCCTTGACGTACTGCAGATCCTCGATACGATCTCCTTGCAGAACCTTCTTATCCTGCGTCTGCTTCTTGATATATACAAACTGCATTCGATCTCCAACATTCGGTGCATTTCCAGGATCACGCTTCGTCATCCGATCCGCAAGCACGCGATGGGCAATCTTTGTCCGATCCTTGTAATCATCTCGAAGCTGCTTGGTAATCACAAACTTCTCAATCGGAACATCTGCCTTCAGGATTCGAGTCAACATGGACTTAACAAAGTCGGCCGCCTCTGCAACCGGCTTTCGGTCTAGAAGCATATCCAGTGCTCCTCCAAACACATCCTTTACAATCGGTGCATTGTCACGCCGCTTCAGTACAATCCCCATTGACTTCCGCTTGCACTTGGTCGGATCATCTTCGTACATCATACCGACATATCGCTTGCGGCAGAAGAGAATGAATGGGTACAATGTCTTCTCGTAACCAATCACGAATGCTCGATGGGGGCACCGACTTGTGATTAACGCCGCCGCTTTCCGACCTAGTTCCATGCTCTCCACAAGATCCTTCGTCGGGAATTTGATGAAGATTGAATCCGTATCTCCATAAATCACTTCACCATTGAACTCCTTCTCGACCGTTTCCTTTGCAAAGAGAAGCGATCGGCGACCAACGTACGTTGTACATGCCGCCACACATGTCTTACGAATTGGAGATGTGCGACTGCCCATCTGACCGTACACTGAATTCGCGACTACCTTATACGCCATTTGCAGACCGTTAAACACCGACTTCTGTGCATCGTCGTACGTATCTTCAATTGTATTCACATTTGTGCGATCAAGAGTTTGCCCGCCCTTGATTGAAATTACATCCCCCTTCTCGGACACCAGACCAGTATGCTGCGTACCGTCCTTGCATGTCACTGTCTTGTACTCTGCCATCTGCCTCGATTCCTTTCGCTTTGCGAGTAGAATCTGCAGCGTTTGCGGAATCACTCCAATTCCAAGCGGAGCTCCCTCTGGAGGCCGAAGATATACGCACACGCATGTGCCATTGTCTGCAGAGAATCTCAGCTCATTGAATGTGAATCCCTGCTTCTTGTACTCAGCAATCGCATCGTTTGAGAGGCCAGACACAGACTTTACCTTTCCCTCTTCATCGTAGTACTTCTCTTGTGCAAGTGTGTCCGGAGACAGATTCTCACCAATCATCGAAGACGGATACAGCGAATTGTAATCCAGAACGGGGATCGGCTGATCAAGGTACATACCAATCTTCGGCGGGATCACGATCGCTCCCTCATATCCTATTCCCTCTCCAGGTTCAGCCTCTTGTGTCAGGATAATCTGATTGCGATTCATAGCTTCGAATGCAATTCGAGAGTAGATCTTGATTCCCTGGCCTCGGAGGAACAGATAGCTCATCGGAACAATACATACATCGGCCATACCGCGAGCATTCACGAGCGTATCAAGTTTTGCCATGAGTGTGGCCACCAGATCACAATCCTGGATACAGTACCGAGCAATCGTTGCCCTGTCCTCGGGCGTTCCCATCTGCATGCGGAAGATATCCGCAGGATGGATATCGTCCTTTGTAAACGACCACTCCACCATCTTCCGCGTCGCAGGATCAAGGTCCTCGAACAAGGACACTCCGGCCGAAAGACGAACCTCGAACGAATTCGCCTTCACGTCGGTTACCAAGAACTTCTCACCGTCACGATACGGGTCACTTGTATTTCCAACGATATCGAAGCAGACATAGTTATTCACTCGAAGTCCGCGAGTCGACTTTGTAAACACTCGAGCACCCTCCGCCTTCACGACCTTATCGCGAAGAAATACACCTGCAACGCTATCTAGCTTGTACGAATCCAGAGTGTGCTCACGACGCATGTTGAGAAGAAGATCAATCGCCAGACGGCCAGGCATGCGAATGTAATTGACATCGTACTTTCCGCTGGCCAGTTCGAATGTCTTGTGCTCGAGCAGCTCCTCGGTGAGAGGCTTCGGTCGCTTTGAGTTTCCAACGCGTGCACGACCAAACTGAAGCTTCAGCTTCCGGAACTGAGCCCGACGAACAAGATACGCATCATCGAAGCCAAATGTATTGTAGCCGCAGATAATATCCGGATTCTCCTTTCCGATGAAGTTTGCGAACTCTTGCAGAAGATCTGCCTCCGATGGAAACGACTCGATCAGAGGATCCTCTGTTGCAGTTCCAAGAACAAGAACCTTTCGAAGAATCGGAGCCATCATGTCAGTTGACCATCGCATGGTAATACCGATCTGGATAATCTGATCGGAGGGATTCGTAGCCATTGGAAACTGACCAGACTCTGAGAATACCTCCAAATCGTAGCAACATACCTTGAGAGGGATTGTAGATCCTGAGTCGCTACTGATGTCCTGGTAATCTGCAATATAACAGCGGTCGCAACGGATATCTTCATTCTCCGAGTTCGGATCAAGCTTCTTCGGCTGAAACAGGAACGGGCTAGCAGGGGAAATGCCGCGTTCGTGGAAGAACCGAAGGAACGGTGGGATATTCGCCTCATACAGAACTGCATTCTCTGACTTGGCCAATTTGATTGCCTCGCGATAGGAGAAGAGCGTCGGACACTCTACCTTCAGAACCTCGATGGCCTTGAAGCCATTGAACCCTGCAAAGATGTCAAATTTCTCGTGAGTGGATGTCTTGATTCCGGTTCCGAAGACAACGCCTTCCTGCGGCTTCATGTAGAAATAGGGCTTGAAGTTTAGAATTCGCACACGAAGCGTCTCCTTGTCTGGAGATCGTCCATATGCATCGATGACGTAGTTCTGCCCAAAGTCGTGCTCTTGCCAATCACAGGGTTGCATGCGGCGGACCATTCTAGTTACCCTTATTTAAGGGGCGTTTGAATCACTTCGGTTTTGACGGCATTTTTCTCTCTTGATACAGAACAAGATGTACCAGGAGCCCCTCACGCACAACCCTACGTCGTGGTTCTTCTCTACCACGAGACCGAAGAACGACACTGTGAAACAGGATCAGGAAGCGGTCCAGAATTCGAATGCAATGTCGTTGCAGATGACTCAGTGGAACGAACAAACGGATAGTTGTAGCATGCATCAGACAATTGGCCTCGCGACTGGATTTCCAGCACTGAACTATACTGGAAATTATGGAAATACTGCTGTTGGAGGTTGTGATATCAACCTATATTCCCGCCTAAGGCTCGGTGACGAAGGGACATTTCGCGTAAAGGGAAATCAACAGCTCTTTCCACGTCCTTGGGCAACAACTCCGAATATGGGTGGCGGCCCCTCTGCAGCGGATAAGGATACTGAGAGTTATTTATGGCAAGCCGCACCGATCCGACAGACAAAGGAATGTGGAACCGTTACCGATAAGACCTTTCCTAATTATTGGACACCTATGATCCCGGAACTCAGATCAGAAATGCATGATGTGAATACATATGTCGAACAATGGACGCGCGGTGGAGAAGCGTCTCGCTTAAACGTGAAGAATCGCGTCCTTAACTAGTAATAATGAAGGTCGTTCTCTTTTGCATGCATATGCCAGACAGATGTGGGGCGTTTTTCCACGATGTTTCAGCGGCAAAGGGGTTGATTTCAAAGGGACATTCGGTTTCATTCGTATATACTGAACGTTCAACTGGAGTTCCCGTGAATGGGACTTATCGTGGAATTGGATTCAAGCATTATTCGGTTGCAGAATCCGAGCTATCTGCTGCAGATGTTTGGACTACGCCCCACTATCCGATTGCGGTGAAGGTGCGTAAACTAAATGAACGGTTTCAGAAGCCGTTAATTATCACTGCACATTTTGGAGAAGAGCTTTCTATTTTCGAGAGGCCTGGCCCTACATCAGAAGCTGCTCTGTACGTATCTAAGTTCATGAAGAATTATGCAGATGCAAATCTACACAATGCATCATCAATCAAACAGTCTGCTGTAATCTATCCGATCATTCTCAAAAATGATGTTACTCTTCCAGAAGATAGAGAGCCCGGAACGTACGTTACACTTGTCAATGGAAATATGCTCAAGGGTGTTGACATCTTTCTGCGAATTGCAGATAAGATGAAGGATACACAGTTCCTTGGAATTAGACCCTATTATAGACATGTGAATGTCCACGATACGGATAATGTTACATGGGAATCCTATACAGATGATGTACGAAAAGTCCTTGCAAAAACAAGGGTTCTGATCGTTGCGTCCTACACCGAAAGCTGGTCGCGTATTGCATTTGAAGCAATGTATAATGGTATTCCGGTTGTATATAGCAGACCATATGAATCTTCATCTCTTCCAGGCGGAACAACGCACGCGATGAAGGAGTGGATAGAAGATGGAGCAATCGATGTAAACAGATCGTCTATAGATGAATGGGTTGCAGCAATCGAGTTATTAAAGGATCCAGACACGTATGCCGAGTGGTCGAAGAAGGCGTCAGAACAATCTCGAAAGATCAACGTCTTTTCAATGGTGGATGCATATGAGAATTTCTTGCGAGACTTTTCTACAAAGTACAAATCTGGTGTTACTGTTTCTGCGAGGGCTCCTCAGAAATCATCGGGAGCCCCTCCAGCCGAACCGCCGCGCCTTCCGACGATGGGAGTAATCCCCCGAATGTCATTCTCTGGGGGCCGCTTCGGGAGGAAGAAGTAGGTGGATTCGCCATTATATCCGAAATCACTCGAGCCTTTGATAGATTCTCTCGAACTTCATCTGTGAGTCCATCGTTATTCGTAGGTTTTACTGGAATATGTCTAGAACCCATGCATTCCGGAGGCTTCAACAGAAACGCAACAACTTCAACCAAATCTGTTGTATTCAACGATTTGATTGCGGCTTCTGCATCTACACGAGAACAATCTGCAATTGAACATACCCTTTCAATAAATTGGTCTCCCATCTTTTCTATGACAAGAGTAATACACGAAGATGCGTTTCATAAATGAGCTATGCCCGCCCGCCCTGCTGTACTTGCTTTTTTTAGTTGTAAATGTCGGTCTTGATATATCAGGCCTTCATCTCTACACTGCTCTACTCAAGACTCTGTTTGGAGGAGCCACCGTATATGCACTTGAACTCCTTTGCAAGCTTGATCTAGGAATTGTTTCATGGTTTGTTGTTGCTATGCCGTTTGTGGTAACAGCACTTGGCACTTCCATCGCACTTGGCCTTGATATCGATGCCAATATCAACAAGGTTGTTTCAGGAAAAACGAATCCGTTTGAACTTATTCAACAGGTTCAGGTGACATATTAAACATGCAGTCAGCACTTACTTCCTTCTTCTTTAATGTGTCGTATTTGTACACATATATTCGTTACCTGTTTCAGTACATGTTTCGCCCTACATCTGCATACGAGATCAAGGACGCTACTGCCGAAGGTGTAGTTCGTGTCACGCGCCATCTTCCGTCCGGAAAGGTTAAGGTAGCCTTGATCGTCTCTCCGAATACCACTACTGACCCATTTCGACCCATCAAACCTGTATGGTGGTTCATTGGTGCAAAGCTGAAGAACGGTGATGAAGTCTGCATGACAGATGTTCTGTTTCCATACCAAGTTGCCGGGAATGTGATTACAAGAACCTTGATGGCTAGCCTCAATCCAGAGATTGAGAATGATGTTGCAGCATGGATCTATCTTGACGCTGCGACATTTGAGCAGATGGAAATTCCTGCCGAGGGAATAACACTGCATGGAGTTGAGTCACATACCGAAGATGTATCCGACTCGGAGTAAACGTGCAAATTTACTGTTTCTTTTGAACCAGCAAGGAGATCCCGCCGCCCTTGCATGGAAATACATTGAGCTTCAAAAACAAATCCGTTCGGACGTGTTTGTGGAGCGTGTTCGTTTTTACAATGACCTAATTGTCCAGCCCATTCTTCTGATTATGTTTTGGAGTGGAATTCTGTTCTGTCCGTGGATTCTCGAATGGATTGGATTCGACGTTGAGTGGTCTCTTTGGAACCTTTTCTTCTGGATACTCTCTGCCATGCAGACCACTCTTCGTTGCAGTAGTTTGTGTTCGACCTTATGGGAGTTCTCAGCACTTTCAGAGACACTCGAGTATTGGAAGCATGTAACGCATAGTGCAGGCGGCCCCTTTATCACCGGTCCCGCTCTCTATTCACCCCTTCTCTATGCAGATGGAATTGCTAGAATTAAGTACTCATTGGAGACATCCCTCCGAAAGTCTTCTTGAACGTATCGATTAATTCAGCACCCTGACGAACCTGTGGACCTAAACCAGCAAGTGTCTCAATCAACTCTTTTTGAGTTGCCATGAGTTCCTGTGTATCATTTCTCATCTGTACAACCTGCTCGGGGTCGAGCTTGCGGTACGCGTGCAGCAATGTTGTCCCTGCATCGAGATGCGGGTCGTCGCTATGCGGTTCAGGATCCTTCTTCTTGTTTTCAAGTGCATCTTCAGACGCACTCTGATTATCGAACCGCTCAAGGATATACGACCTTCCCATGAGTGCAACTACAAGTACAGTGACAAATCCGACGAGAACACCTACTGTCCACGGGAGCTTCAGTCCGTACGATGTAATTACAGTGAGACCGACAAACCACACAGAAAGGAATCCCAGATTGTTTTTCAGAAGGACATACTCAGTTGCAGCAAACAGTGCAAGTGCCACTAGGAGATCATATTTCATCCTTTGATTCTTAGAGTGTTAATAAATCGGGGTAGCATCGGGAATTCCCGCGGCACCCTTCCCGAAAAATCCATATCCAGCACGGGGAACATTCAGTGCAAGATCGTGGCCGCCACCACGCCGGGTCTTACGGTGCCGACGACCACCCTTTGTACGACGACGTCTCCGCCCACCCATTACATTGTTACCTCCGCGTGTGGCTGAAGCACCGCATGCCTCACCCCGATTACTGTCAATCTGAGGGAATCCGCCATAACTCTGCGTTACGTTCGTCGTATAGGAACCGCCACGTTTCATGGTTCTACGTTTGCCCATTTATTCCTTGAACGCGATTATTTCCCACAGGTCATCCACCTTTTTGCATTTTGCTTCAAATACATCTCCCATCTCTCGAAGCTTCTTAGATAGCTCAAGAGTGGGGACGTTCAAGTATCCATCTTCAACCGCATAGACGTCCGGTGTATCTGTCTTGCGAATTGTATGGTACTGTTCGATGCTAAACGTCCCAATATCTCCAGGACTTGTCGAATAATGCTCGTATCCCTTTCCGGTCGTTGGGCGAAGTGATAAACGTACAGATTCAAAGGACGGGCATGGAGTATAACAATACTTAAAGAATCCGTGCAGAATCTCCTGACGCTGAGAAAACGACATTGTTTTATGTACAAGAACTCCCTGCCAGATGAATATATCTGCAAGATAGAGTACCTTCTTATCCCGTTCAACTCGAATCACCGTGTCGTCAAAACAACGTTCATCAATTGAGATTGTAATGGGTTCAAAGGAAAGCTGCGATCGTGCTACAAAAAATGCCTGAGCCGGTCGCTGCAATACGATCCATCCACTCTTTCCACCCACCTGTGCTGCACGAATTGATTGGTCGTCTCGTGGAGTTCCTAGGCGTGTCATTGTTCGATCACTTTGCCACTGATATAGGCGGTGGAAGCGGTTCATTGTTGACCACAGGTACTTGTGCCTTTGAAGCATTTTCTACGTAAGACGGGAGGTCGGCAGATGTCTTCGTGTAGTCCGGGAGAGGGGGCTGTGATGGGAGCGGCAGAGTAGACGGAGTCACAACTACCGGTGCAGGCGGAGGCGGCGCGGCCACGACAATCATCGGCTTCTGGGGAGGATATAAGAACCTCGAAAGCCAAAATACACTCAGGTGGAGTGTTAGAAGAAGTGCAAGCGTTCCTCCTGCAAATGAGAAGAAGTCAAGAGGAGTCATTTCCGTTTATCATCTCGAACGTTTTTCGGTAGGTATAATTAAACACACATGTCCTCTGACCTATCAAGTAATACAGTATCTGTTGTCGAACCCGTTGCGGTTGTAGAGGAGTCTCTTTTTACAGGAAAGCTTTCATGGCCGTTCCCCGTGACGGAGTGCCTTATGATTGTCGCAAAGCTCGAGCTGACTGTTAAGGACAAGACAGATGCCGAGAAGCTCGTGATGCTGCAGACATTCCTCAAGAAGGAGCTTTCCAGTTCGGAAATTTCTGAAGAAGAGAAGACAACTGCGACTCGCTTTGTGGACGAGACCCTCCCTCATGTGGTGCAGGCTGTACTGGTCGTCTCGAAGGGACAGGTTTCCTTGAAGGTGGTCGAGACACAGGTGGTGGAGGCTGTGAAGGAGAAGGTGGCGGAACTTGCGGAACCCGCGGCGGCGGCACTCGCGACGGTCGAGGGGAAGCTTGCACAGGTAGTGGGTGCTGCAAAGGTGGAGGAGTGGAAGAAGGACGTTGTGGCGATTGTACCTGCTTCTTGGTGGGGATGCTTTCCGAAACGGGTAAAAACAACGATTGTCCCTCCGCCCAAACCGACGGAGAGTACTGTATCCGTGTAATCTCTTCGATTAGGTCAACAGAATAGATTGTTGTTGGATACGGAATCGGTTTGATTTCAACAAACCCCGAATCATGCAAAAAAAATTGACAGGCTGTCTTCTCTGTTGTATTGATGCATATCTCTCCGCTCCAGATCCTCTTTATCTTAGATACTGTCCCCGAGGGCAATGTGTAGAGTTCTCGCTTCAGTAGGCGGTACATTCTCTGCCATAATAGCGTAGAATCGTGGTAAGTGATAGAAGAGGTCGCTCAAGATCAATGTATCGTTAAGCGAGTTGTGCAGAATAAGACCAGGTGGCTTGCCAACCAGCTTGGTATACAACTCATACAACTTTGGAAAGCGATATGCATTCCCCCACTTGAATGCATAATTGATCTTGGTAATCGATTTCCCCTCTTCTGCAGTACAGATCTTGGGCACCCAAGGAACAAGCCGAAGAGACTGTGCACGCCAAATATATGCGTTCGAGACAACATTCATGTCAAACTCCATGTTGTGTGCAACTACATAGTCGCAACCAGACATATCTGCAATAAACTCGCGAAGCACACTTCCAACGTCCTTTCCTTCCTTTTCAGCCAATTCTTGAGAAATACCGTGGATATCCACGGATTCCTTAGGAATTATCCAGCTCGCGGGGTAAATAAGTGTAGATGAACTCTTGAGTGTGCGCTGAAGCTCGTCCTTGATAACCCATGAAATAGAAACAATGTCAGGCCAGTTTCCAGGCTCCTTGCAGGCGGGTATCTTGCGGTTCTTCGGCAGCCCAGTTGTCTCGGTATCAAAGAAGAGGAACTTCATTTTGTACTAGTCAGTGGTCTTTATGAAAGAGGATTCGTTTTGACGTTCAGCAATGCATCAGGCCCAAAATCACAAAGAAGAACACGACGGTGTGAACGAAGAGTCCATAACCAGTAGGCTGGCCGGCCTCCGCAATCTTAAAGAACGCAGCACTGGGTCCGAGTAACGGGCCGAGGAACGTCGTTGTGATTGAGTCCACCAGCGTGTATGTGATCGGGTTGCTGATGACGTAGAACAGAAGGGCCGCAAAGAACGCATACTGGACGCGCTTCATAAGGAGAGACATTGGGTATGCTTTTTACCTAGAAGAAAAACTGTTTCGAGTTTGCAGGATTGTTTCAATCCATCTTGGAATTGATTCAAGGTTTGTTTCTACATCAGATGGCTTGTGATTTGCAGGATTGAAAAAGTCGAGCGAGTTGCTTTCCGTTACGTATATAATTGCAGCAATTAGATATGGCGTGCGTGTCTTTGCATATTTAGGCTCCCAACGTAAGTTATGCATTTTATACAGAGCTTCGATGTATGGACGAACCGTTCCCCTATGCGGAGATGTTTCTGTTGCATCCCATACTCCATCCCAGAAAAACCATATCGGATGTGTTGCGTATTTTGCATCTACATACTCATTCTCTCTTGGTGCAAATGATAACGACTGTTTAGACGTTTTTTTATGTTCACGGCAATACGCAAAGATCCAGGACACCCAGTATAACGCTCGGCCTGCATCTCGGACAGATGGAAGCAAATGATAGCAGTATTCGTTAATAGGAATCTGGAGCTCATATGGATCGCGTTGCTTCAGAATACGAGCCGACGCGTGCTGCGTTGTTGCTTTCATCATCTCCCGAATTGTTGCCTGGGTGAAATCGTGTTCGGGCTTAATACGTGAAAGCGTTGGTAATTTCTCCTTTCTGCAAAGTGCTAACACGCTAGCAGTTCTGCATAGAATATCACGTGCTTCATTATTGTTTCGAATATTCGTCATTGTCTCCATAGAATACTCACCTTCTATCGTGGCGAATCGTTCGTATGCATTCGTGACAAAGAGAACAGCATTCGGACACATTCTGTGAATGTGGACTGCAGTGCATTCGAAAAGAGTCGACCACAATGAATGAACAAGTCCCGAACATAGAAGCTCAAGTGACCAGAAACATGCATAATCAGCATGTCCAAGCCGAATTGAATCTGACAATGACTTCAGTACTTGCGATCGAGAATGTCCGGAAAATGTGAATGTCTGGAAATCTGCAACTGTTCTCGTATCGAGAACTTCGCCCATTCTTGTTGTTTACTTCGGTAGTCTACTCGATAAAAGAACGCAGATAGGTATAACGGATGTCGTCGCTTGACAGCAGTGATGTGACCTTTATGGTTCGATCCAGAGCAACTATTTTTGGAACAGCCCCGCTAGCTGCATCTGAACCATTGTATGCATCCTCTTGTGGCCTCGATGAAGGGAATGGTGTTATAGGAGCAGACGGTGCGACAGGAGCAACTGGTGCAACTGGTGCAACTGGCGAACGGGGAGCAACAGGCGGTACTGGTACACAGATTCTCAGCGGCGTCGGCCCTCCATCTTCGACACTTGGAATCACAGGTGATTTTTATATGGACACGATTGCCGGACTGTTATATGGACCTAAAGCAGACACATTTTTTTCGACTTGGACCAGTCTCTCCACCCTTTTACGAACCTCTACGATGGGAACAGCATATCTATACACGTCTGCATTTCCAGCTGTAAATCAAACAACACTATATCTCGTACTGCCAGCTGGTGTAGGCGTGTCAATTCTTTTATATGCATACGACGATCAAGGAGATGTTGCAGAGGTTACTGTGAACAGCGGTCAAACATATACTGCAGATGGAGAGACTGCATATTCACTTTCGAATACAAACGCATTTGCGGTCGCTCAAACGCTTGAATACATATGCTTACCTGGACGTGTTTTATCCCAATTTCGCTTTCAAAAATCAACAGATTCATCACAAGTCATCGTATGGGTAAATGACCCATGGTACCAAAGCACATCGATTCGCGGGCCTGCAGGTGCAAACGCAGTGGACACGTGGATTCAACAGTATCTAATTGCTGCTCCGCCCGCTCCACTTGCTCTGACAGTTGATAGCACGAATAATTCTTCATATGTCGATGCGTACTGGGATTATCCGGTACAGGTCAACGTTGGATTTCAATCGGGTTGGCTTCCCCAACTAGTATCTTTCAAGGCTCAATTAGAAGGAGTGACATATGGTGGCGTGGAAGATCAGACAGTTGTATTAGATACCTCCGATTCTCATTTCATAAATAGTCATAACGGCGTAAATCCAATTATTCTTCTTCGGTTTAGTCCATTTGTAGGTGCATCTGGCTATTTAGCTGGGGGGCCAACATACGACGGTACAGTGCATCCAGTGTATGTGTATAGTGATGCGAGCTTTTCATCTATGATAGACGGAGAAGGACTCCTTCGCATATGGTATGTAAACTATAATGTGAATTCTGGAGAAAATGTGTATTCGAGTACAGCGGGGCCGATTACATTTAATCTTGCAAAGGGTCCACCTGATCAACCTACAAATCTTGCAGCTGCTGATAGTGGTTCATTTTCAAGTGGTAAAAATATTGTAGCCATTTCATTCACAAAGTCTGTGCGTGCAAACAGTGAAAACGCTCTGGATACGAACGCAACTGTCTCAAATTATGTGTACACATATACTCTTCAGTCAACCTCAAGTCGTTATGGCGGTGCGATTGCCGATAGCGGAACAGTTACGACCACTGTAACTAATCAGGGCACATCTTCATATTCAAATAATACGTTGTTTAACCCGGGGTCTATATATGTAATCAGTTTGACTGCAACCAATGGATATGCGTTAACATGTGAACCTGTTGTACTCACTGCAACGCAAACCGTTTTCCCAGCTCAACCATCTGCAACTGCATTCACAATGACAACTCGTTTCTATACGAGTGTTGGCCTCGGTGCCGTGCCACCAATCAGAATTAGCGATGGATCATCGATAACTCGACTTCTTAGCACATATACAAGCTGGCCCTCATCAGGTACGTTTATTGCTCCAATCCACACGACTGCAAACAGAGGGTCTACCAGTTCTAGCATTGCCACGCTTGTTTATTCGATCACAGGAGGTGCCCTTGCTGGAAGCCCAGGATTCCCCACAATTACATTTAACGGTTTTCCGGCAACAACTGGAAGCATTTCGGCAGTTGCAGCTCCGAGTCTGATAACTCCGACAACTTCAACCGCAGATGTATATGCGAATGCACCAAGTCAAGGATTTTACCTTCAGAGTACAAACTCATTTACCGTTGACTTAACACAAACTTCGAACTTCATTAACAGCAATATATTGTACACGATTACAACCGTTGGTGGTGCAACAAATACATACACATTTTATTACGATATAGTGACGGGGGCTCCAACGGTAACTCCGACCGTCACACTCGTAGCTTCCTTTACAAGATACGTATCTGGTATCGCGGTATATGGAACTACCTCGTCCTTTACAGTAGAGTTGATATGTGGAAATATGGGCGATTTCTTTTGCCCGTCGATCTTATCCCGATGCAGAGTTACACTTGCAGATGCATCTGACTCATCGACTAAGAGTGGATCTTATGTAACGAAAGCACGTGCAAATGTGAGTGATACGATCGTAGATGGAACGTTTAAGTATAATAACACATTGGGTGGAGTGAAGATTACGTATGCGGATTCACAAGGTCTGGATTCGTATGCAATCGCAACAGTATCGATTGATGGAAATGTATATAATATTATCACAAACACAGCATTTAACTCGGCATCAACCTCTACAGTAAAAATCGTGATTGATCAGCCTTCGATTGATGTTCTTGCGTTAATTCCAACTTCGTTACCAACGGTCGGTGCATCAGATGCATTTGTGTATGGACGTCTTGTTCCAAGTGGAGCTGCTGATAATACTACAACCTACGTGCCCTCTTATTATGCAAATAATAGTGTAAGTTCACTTGGAGACGTCGCCTATAATCATGAAACTCTAATGACTTCGAATACTGAACTCTTAATTGCAAACGGAAAGTTCAGAACAGTTGGAACCTCTCCATATTACAGCAATTATACTGCGTATTCGAATCCTAACTATTCGACTATTACAACTTCATCTGCATATAGATCTGCAACATTTGCTTGGAAAATTGATTTGGGTGCAGGTGGTGTTGGAAATGGTCTTAGTTTGAACAAGATATCGTTTTTGATTGCTGGCGTGAAATACGGAACGCTTACTGAATCTGGAAACGGGACGTTATACATTACTGGAACAGCTGTATATCCACTCTTATACTATCGTTATGAACAGCAAAATTATGCGGGTACGGATTATCGTATTCCGTCCGGTTCGAACTTAATTGGAAGTACAACAAACTACAATACAGATTGGATTAACATGAACTCACTTGCATCTCCTCAACTTGCAAACGGAAATCGTAATATCTATTCGTCGACCACTGCTTCCGGTGTGAATCCGCCACAAACAAAGGGTGGATATGCAACATATACAACATCCGACCAAATCAATTATACGTTTTCCCCAAACATTCCCGTTTCTGCAAACATTACAACGCTTGTCTACCTGTACTTTAGAATTGTATTACCTATGAACGTCGATTTTGAGTTTGCGACAGTTTCAGCAAACCTTTATTCGGGTTAAATGAATAATGAGCACGATAAACGCTGACCTTGCAATTGAACTTCTTATAAAAAAGTATTTGGGAGCCGTCGATACGTCCCCAAATACAGTTTATAGTTCAGATAACTCTATCTTTGCGAGACCGAATATAGTCCCTTCGTTACAGATTTTGAATCAAGAAATTCCTACGGTAGCACCTGGATCTGGATACCCAGGAATGGATGCAGAGGACAGTCTTGTAACGGACACAGATTGGAATACCACCGGATATGGTGCTACTCTGGGATATGGCGGAACAAGGCAGACATCGACTAAGTTCCCGTGGATTGCAAAGTATACAGGGCTTCTTCTAACTCAGATTTTGAGCATAACGAACAAGGGAACTTCCTATTGGCTAGGTCCATCGAGCGGTGTTGTATCCGTAAAGGAAGATAACATTCTTGCTAATCAAGTTCCGTATAACTACGACCCCCAGATATCGTATTATTTTACGGTCTATGTAAACGGAATAGCGGTTGGTTCTGGAGGTGGCGGCACAACGCCTCCCTTTTTGATGGACCAAGATGCAGGTATTCTAGTATTTCTTGCACCGAAGACCTCTTCTATTTATGTGCCGGCAGGTCCGGTTACATGCGATTTCTGGAGATATGAAGGAACATTTGGGTTTTTACTTGGCGGAGCTTCGGGATCAAGCGGAGGTACCGCTGCAACAGGTGCTACCGGACGTACTGGAGCCACCGGTCTAACTGGAGCCACCGGTCTAACTGGAGCAACTGGACAAACTGGAGTAACTGGACTCACCGGTAACACGGGAGAAACCGGACAAACCGGAGCAACGGGATTAACGGGTAACACGGGAGAAACCGGACAAACAGGTGCAACCGGTTTGACAGGAGGAACCGGATTAACTGGTAGGACTGGAGCAACGGGACTCACCGGTAACACTGGAGAAACCGGCCAAACAGGAGAAACCGGCCAAACAGGAGAAACCGGCCAAACAGGTGAAACGGGTCTAACTGGAAATACAGGAGCAACTGGACTCACGGGCAGGACTGGAGCAACTGGACTCACGGGGGCCACTGGATTAACGGGTTCAACTGGACGTACTGGAGCAACCGGATTAACGGGTAACACCGGAGAAACCGGACAAACAGGAGAAACCGGACAAACAGGAGAAACCGGATTAACGGGTGAAACGGGCCTAACTGGCAATACAGGAGCAACCGGACTCACGGGTAGGACTGGATTAACGGGTTCAACTGGATTAACGGGTTCAACTGGACGGACTGGAGCAACCGGATTAACAGGTAACACTGGAGAAACCGGACAAACTGGAGAAACTGGACAAACGGGAGAAACCGGATTAACTGGCGAAACGGGTCTAACCGGAAATACAGGAGCAACCGGACTCACCGGTAGAACTGGTGCAACCGGATTAACGGGTGCAACTGGACGTACTGGAGCAACCGGATTAACAGGTAACACTGGAGAAACTGGACAAACTGGAGAAACTGGACAAACCGGAGAAACAGGAGCAACTGGACTCACCGGACAAACAGGAGAAACGGGTCTGACAGGAGCAACCGGACTCACCGGTAGGACTGGAGCAACCGGATTAACGGGTGCAACTGGACTTACGGGTAGAACTGGTGCAACCGGATTAACGGGTCTAACGGGTGATACCGGAGAAACAGGAGCAACCGGACTGACGGGTCTAACGGGTGAAACGGGACTCACTGGAGCAACAGGTTTGACGGGTCTAACTGGCAATACAGGAGTAACTGGACTAACGGGGGCTACAGGAGTCACAGGACTGACTGGTGCGACTGGACATACGGGTGCTACTGGAGCAACAGGTGCAGGCGTAACGGGTGCAACAGGTGCAACTGGACCGCAAGGTATTCAGGGGTTTTCATCTGGAAATATATACTATCTCCAAGCCGGTGTGAACAGTGCAGATGTGAATGGAATGTATCTCTTGTCAATGACTCCAAATGCTTCATCTACAACTGCAACTGCAACACTTGGAAACGGAACTACAGCCTATCTTATGCGATTTATTTCTGCTGCTGGCGACCCAAACGTTACGCTCATTTCATTCGGAACACTTGTATTTACTGTATTTGCATACGTTGATGATAATCCGAATGGTGCATATATCCAAGCATATTTTGAAGTATATAATTCGGCAGGTACTCTGGTGACGCAATATGGACCCTCTGTCAATAGCCCTACTATTGTGTCTCAGTCATCAGGTAGTCCAGATTCTCTTGTTTTTAATTTTACATTGACTTCGAACATTACGCTACTGTCAACCGATCGCATAGCTGTTTCATTGTATGGGTATTCATCTTCAAGTCCGCCGGATATAACCGTGTTGGGAGGAGGATCAGCGAGCTCAAGCCGTGTTATTACAACATTAACAACTCCGGGTCCTGTTGGTTCAACGGGAAATACGGGACTAACGGGCGCAACTGGACTAACTGGAAATACAGGTGCAACGGGTGCAACTGGGTACGGAGAAACAGGTCTAACCGGATTAACGGGTTCAACAGGTCTAACGGGATTAACTGGTGAAACGGGTCTGACAGGTGCAACCGGAGTAACAGGTCTAACAGGAGCAACCGGAGTAACGGGTCTGACAGGAGCAACCGGCAGAACCGGATCAACAGGACTCACGGGAGAAACCGGACAAACTGGAGAAACGGGTCTAACAGGTCTAACTGG